ACCCTAGCAGGGAGCAAGAAAAATGGACGTACAAGGGATCAGGGACAGTTTGGCCATTCTGGCCAATAGCGCCCGTCGCCACACTTCGCCCCGCAGCCACTCCTACGTGATGGCGGAATGGTGCCTTATGGACGCAATCAGGTATCGGATTTACACAGAGGATATCCAAGGTACAGAGGATATCGTCGCCCAACACTTCAGCGCATTTACCATCATAAAGACTCGAGGATACTTTAGGGGCGAGCCGGAGCACTCGATCATCATAGAGATTGTCGGTTGCGTTGCGGATCGTCCCCTAGTCAACAAGGTCGCGAGGATCATCAGAGAAAAGAATGAACAGCGCCTAGTGCTGGTGACGAGTGACAACGTTGACTTGAACCTAATCGAAAGGTAGGGCGCTATGTCTAGCCTGTTGCTGTTCCTGTTCATCATGTACGTCATCCATTCGTTCCTGGAGGCGCTATAATGTTCTGGAATAGGGTCTTCGACCTGTTGTACCTTAGCACATTCCTGTATGTCGTATATCGCATTCTGGAGGTTATCCAATGATTGACGAGAACGCGCTAGTAAAACATAAGACGTTTCGCGGGGCGCTGGAGCGCGAAGCGGAAAGCGAAGTCATTCAAGAGACCACCGTCATATATCGCGAAGGCGACCTAGACGTTTATGGTCGCGTCGTGGCCGTACTGGATCATGGTAGGACTCGAGTCGTACGGTGGGAAGACGGGTCCGAGACACTGGAGGCAGTATAATGTACCGTGAGCATCAGCCAAAAATCCAACACTTTACTGAACGTTCGCCTGAAAACTTCGCAAGGGTCGGAACGTTCGTTCTCGCGACAATTCGCCAGCCAATTGAACGCGTACCTGAGAGTATGCGCGATATCGCGCGTAACGGGGCGGAATCGCGCTTCCTGTACGGGAGCAAGAGAGACGGATACCTTTACCTTCAAGCGAACGCGGAACGCATACAGGTGGAAGCCACTACGCACCATCTAAACGGAGACGATATAGCGCTAGCGTTATCCTTGCTGCAGATTCCCGGGTTAGGCTTGGTCAAGGCGGGATTCCTCGCTCAGCTAGCGTTCGGTCGCATAGGGTGTCTCGACATGCACAACATGAAACGATTCGACCTAGACCACAACGCATTTCGAACGGGAGGCCTTGCCGCCAGTACACTAATTGCACGGACAAGACTGTATGTAGAAACCTGCCGCCTTTGTGGTGGGTCCGAAAAGCTTTGGGATTCATGGTGCCGTTATGTTGCGGCGCTGCGACCCAGTAACTTTGTTCAGGGAGGCCTATTCGACGAAAATTATCATGAAACGGCAGCGGAGTACGTCTCGTGGCTTCACTTGGAGGCGTTAGGGCTCGCCTAGCGCCACACTCTAGCAACAGGGAAGGGGATCGGTAGCATGCACAAGTCTGTGGCGGTGGATCGCGTTATCGCGCTAGTAAGGGAAAGCAACTTCGGGTTACTCGCGACGTCGCGACCCACGCCACTTGACGTCCCGTTCACTTGCAGGTAGTTTGGTGTGGTAATGGTAGAAACTGAACCTTAGATGGAGGCAACAGGGTGTACATATTCGCTGGTGACACTTACTGTAACCGGTGCGCCTTGGAGATTCGGGAACAGTTGCGCGAGGAGGGGAAGGCGCCCGACGATCCTGACGATGAATGGTCGTTTGGGTCCGATGACTTCCCGAAGGGGCCGTACAACGACGCCGAGGAGGCGGACTCTCCGCAACACTGTGCCGCCTGTGGGCATTTCTTCCGCAACGACCTGACGGAAGAGGGAGTAAGGTATCTGCGGGAGCTCGCCAAAAAGGGTCGCATCTTGCCGAAGTGGGCAGAATACTACGCCGACCACCTGTCGCCCCCCGAGAATGATGAGCGTGTCACCGTCCAGGACATCATTGCGTACGAAAACGGCGAGCTCGACATTGACGAGACGATCTGTCTTTTCCGCCTACTCGTGCGCACCGGAATGATCCACCACCTACAGGGACACTACCAGCGGACGGCAAGGGTCTTCATGCGGGAGGGGCTAATCTAATGAATGAGCGACAGGTACGAGCGTTCGCAAGGCGACTCCACGACGTTCGTGTCCACAGGGCGAGGGGAGCCGAGTCGGAAGAGCTCATCGCCTTCGGTGCGTGCCTTGGAATACTCGACACTGTGGATCAGGACGAACACTCCGAGTGGTACATCAGCAGGATTCGCGCCCTCGCGCGTGCTAGCGGACTATCTTCACCCTTAGAGGAGGAGTAAAGATGAAAGTCAAGGTGCTGGTAACTCGAGACACTTCCGAGTCCACATACGTCGAGGTGGAGATCCACGACAACCTTTCGATCAAGGAACCGGCCGGAATCGCGCGAGCCGTCTCCCTCGCAGTTTACAGGGCGGCACACGACCCGACCCTAGTGTGGACTCCTGACGAATATGCCGACGAACCGTATTGGTGTGAAGACCCAGCGACTATCATTCCAGTGAGGGAAGGCGGCGACAAGTGAGACTAATGGTGGAGGTGGCAGGGTCCCGCGGCATACTGGTGGCGGACCCAGAAACGGGGAATGTGACAGACAGGCACCCACATAGCGGAGTATACTCGGACATTGTGCGTCTTGACGTGAAAGAATGGGAGCGAACCTATCCCGGCGAGAGTGCCGCCGCTGGCATCCACGATATTCTAGACTTCGGCTATTGGCTGGACGACGGAACCTATGTCAAGGCGTCAGAAGACTTCCGACAAGAATGGGGGGACGAGAACCATGAATAACGCCAACGGTAACCGGCGATGGGGCGGACTTCCCCGCCGCCGCTCGATCCCCCACCGCGACACTCGCCCCGAGGCAATGGAGGAGTATATGAACGACCTGCAGAGGGACGCCCTGTCATGCTGTGACTGTGGCATGGAGGTGGACGGGTCCCTGTTCTGCGAGACCTGTGGAGGGAGCCTATGCGAGGCCCACTCGGACCATCCCGGCGAATGCCTGCACGGGAAGCCCTTGCCTGACCACGGGCGCCCATGATTGCTCGCGTCCTGCTTGTCCTGCTGTTGTGGTATTTCTACATATGGTACGGCTCCACACTGCTACCACTAGACTACGGCGGGCCAACGCACCTGTGCGATGGCGTGATGCCCGGAGAATGCGTGCATCACCCGGGTAGTACGGGGTAGTACTAGTTTGTTCCTGCCACCCTCGGGGGCGGGGAGCAATATCGGGGGTCCCCGCCCTTCCCGCCTTGCAACATAATGCTTGCGTCTACGTTCCCATCTTGTAAGCTGTAGCTTGCGCCCCAGCGCCCAACATACGCCCACTCAACCTGATACTACAGTACTCCCACACACTCCTCCTGCTACAGCTTTTGCGATACCGAAGGTATCGCGCCTGTACCATAATGCCGGCGACTAGTTTACCGTTTTGTAGTATGAAGATAGTAGTGGATTGTAGTGAGTAGTAGGAACATAATTACGTGTAATTATCCGGCTCGCCTTGTCAATGTAATGCTGTTGGGGAATACTAGCAACCGCAATCGCGACCTCTCGCTGCGTTCGGGCAGGACTTGACAAACGAAAGGGGAGCCGCTAACGTGGTGACGTGCTCGGTGGGAATTGCCCTGATGGGCCGACTCTAGGGAGAGGGGGCTGAGCAGGAATATTGGAGGCAGCAAGACCAACGAGGCCAATTCGTTTCGCGTAGCAAGGATCGGAGGGGCTGCCTCGTGGGGCGGCCCTCTTGGCGGCCCCATCCGATCACACACACAGGGAGGTCGAGACATGATGTACGTGTCGTTACCGGAAGTGAGACGGAGACTCGAGGACATTGCGATCGATCGTGGTCCAAACAGGTTCTTCGTGGACGAGCACCCCCTCAAAGTGGTGGTCGAGCGCATGTTCCCGCGCATCAAGGTGTTGGATGTTCTCGAGGATGAGGTGGAGTATATCGGGTACAAGCGCGGGGGCGCTGTGAAGGCGCTGCCGCTGTCGGGTCCGGTGCAGGAGTTCGTTCATCAGACCTCGGCCCTGGGTCAGGATCGTATCAGTATCAAGCGAGCGATCGACATTGCTGAGGGTATCCTGCGATGAACGTGAAAGTGGGCCTCGACGCGCCATCGCTTCAGAGGGCCGCTCCGCTCCTGTGACCATGATACCCTACCCCTACCCCTACTGCAGCGGAATATCGGCTCTTGTGGCCGTTTCCGCCCACGAGGAGGCCATTGTGGTGTCAGTCAATGACTAGGAAGCCAGATAACGGTGAGGCTCCCGTCGTCGATGTCACCGGACCTCGGCCACCGGAGCCCTACAGATACCTTGCGGAGTGTCAGCCGGGCGACCGGGTGGAGACTCGGATGGCAAAGATTCGTTTCGAGGTGCTCGAGGTCGGGCGGGGGACCTGTCTTGTGCGGGAAATCGGCAAGCGCGAGGAGACCTTCCGCAACCGGTACTATGACAAGGAGGGAAACGTTCACGAGGACGAGGAAACATTCTCCGTGGGGTACACGGGGCCTCGACATGCCGCGCCGGCGACCGAGGTGCGGGCACTTGACAGTGAGGACGAAAGCGAGTAGCGTTGGTGTACTGGATTGCTGGAAACTGCAAACACAGGAGGCACAGATGGCACTGATCGGAAAGAGCGGCGGCGACTTCACGCCGCACCCGAAGGGGGTGTTCGCAGCCACCGTGGTGGATGTGATTGACCGCGGTATGGTCGAGAGCAACTATGGCGGCACCAAGAAGCTCAAGCACAAGTTCACGCTTCGCTTGTGGGGCGGGCAGGTCAAGGAGGCCGAAGACGAGAAGGGGGAGAAGTTCGAGGTCCCGTTGTTCGTGGATCAGTGGCTCACTCTGAGCTCTCACGAGCGCAGCAAGGCGCGTCAGCTGGTGGAGCAGGGGCTCGGTCGTAGCTTCACAGGCAAGGAGGTCAAACAGGGGTTCGATTACGAGAAGCTGCTGGGCCAGGACTTCCAGATGCTGGTGACGCACAACGAGACGAAGAACGGTGTGTACGCCAATATCGGAGCCCTGATGCCCTTGCAGGAGGGTCAGGAGGGGCCCGGCACGCCAGACGATTACGTGCGGGAGGTCAAGAAGGACCCCGAGGAGTCCCGAGACGCTCGCGTGGCGGTGGAAGCCGAGAACCCCGGTGACAGCTGGGAAGGGGCCAGCGAGGCGTCCAAGAAGATATTGGAGGATGCCGGGTTGGGTCCGAATGGAGACGAGGGTGACGACCTTCCGTTCTAGCGTTCACGGACGGGGCGGCTCGCAATGGGGCGGGCCGCCCACGGGGCAGTACAAAGGAGGCTTGCACGATGAAACAGATTGATGTGCCGGATATTGAGCAGGCGTTCACGGAGGGCCTGCGGGCTCTCGGCGAGCAAGAGGAGAATCGGGATTGGGACCCGACCCTGCTGCATGTCTCCGACCTTGCGGTTTCCATACCGCAGGATGATGGTGGCAAGTGCGCCCGCCAGCTGTGGCTCAGGGTTAACGGGGTGGCCGGTAAGGAACCCACGCCGGGCGTCGAGCTCATGTGGGATAACGGTAAGCGGATCGAGAAGCGGGTGCAGCAGGCGTTGGTCGCCGGATTCATGTTGCAGGGTGGCGACTGGACGGTTAAGGCGACCAACCTGGATATCTCGGAGCGTCTACCCGTGGGCGACGAGGGGGAGCTTGACATTATGCTCGTTGGCCCCAATGACGAGAAGGTAATCGTGGATGTCAAGTCTGTGCGCGGGAATGCGTTCAAGTACCCGTTGCCCCGTTCGAGCAACGAGCTCCAAATCCAGACTTACATGATGGCGGAACGGGCCGACCTCGGGGCGTTGTTCTACGTGGACCGCGAAGGGCAGAACCACGTCAAGGTGTGTTGGGTCGCCCGCAACGATCCTCGGGTGACGTCCGCGAGAAAGATCGCTCGTCGGGTGGTGGATTCGCAGACCACCCCGAGAGTGCTCGAGCCCAACGTCAAGGTGCGGGTTAACAAGGGTCCGAATGCGGTCTACGTGGATCAGCCATGGCAATGCAGCTACTGCAAGTACCTGGATCACGGTTGCCCGGGCGCCCTGCCGCCGGATGCTCGCAAGGCTACGGGTCTTGTGGGCCACATCAATGACGAGGGAGAGTTCACGCCCAAGAGCGATGACGAGGATCTTATGAAGCTGGTTGATTTGGCCGTGGACGGGATTGCCTGTCTACAGGTGCAGGCGCTGGAGGCCGACGATGACGAGTGAGGGAGGGCGAAGGATGAGCGAGCGAGGGCTAGAGCCGCTACAGGGGACGGACAGCGATGACCACTGTATCACAGAGTGTAAAACCGAGGAGGGGAAAGTGGAGAATGTGAAGCAGGCGATGGACGAGATCGCGAGTCGCGAGAAGTACTGGGACGAGCTCGACGACAGCGAGAAGATCGAACGGATGCGCGGGGAGGTGAAGAAGCTCCAGCGGAGTCTGGCGAGCACCCATCGCCGGCTCTCATTGGTCCAGAGGCACTCCCACGACACCTCAGGCGGGATCGTCGTGCCCATCGAGACCTATGATGCCTATGACGCGACAGGCATGGGCGGCAACGTACCGCGCTCCGATTCGGGGCAGGTCTACTTCTAACCCGCGCCCCCGGAGAGAGGAGAGAGGAGAGAGGCTGTCCGCATGAGCGTTGTAAAGGTAAAGCCTATTCCCTTGAACGAAACTTCTCGTTGGCGCTACGGCTCCTACGAGTTTGTTTGGGTCGAGGAGGAGCCTTACGATGAGTGAGCGGGGGCTGGTAGGCGAGGAAAGGGGGTGGGGCCTCGTCCGCTCCCCGGAGGTGCAGGAAGCGATCCGCACAGCAACAGCCCTGCTAGAGCGGACTGAGTCCCGTTTCGATTCGGAGGGTCTAGCGAGTCGCCAAGCACATGCCCTCCGCACCTTACTCGTAGAGGAGGCCGACGATGAGTGAGCGGGAGTCGAAAAACCGCGTGAAGGACGGCCCATCCTGTCAAGGCTGCGGGCTGCCTAACTATCAGGGCATCTGCACGCACTGCCGGGGTGATCGTGACGCCTACGAACGGGAGTTGGTGCCGCCGTTTCCGACCACACGCCCTCAGGAGGCCGACGATGACCGTGGATGAGGCGCGAGAGATCGTGGACCTACAGAGGCAATGGTACAGGGCTGACCAGTGGGGGCGGGAGTATCTGCGGAGGGGCGAACTGGACAAGCACGAGTCCACTTACGTAAGGGCAGAGGGGCTGCGGCGAGAGATCGCCACCCTCCGCGCCCTCGCTGGGGAGCCATGAGGGGCTTGATCGTCGGTGTCGATCCTGGCAACAAGACGGGGTGTGCGGTGTGGAGCCGGGGCGACGACTCCTTCATCTACTCGGCCCTGCATGACAATACACCCACGGACACAGAGCTAGACACGGAACGCTGGGTATCCTATGTGAGGATGTTGAACACTGTGATAGACGAACGCATGGCGTGCCTTGCCCTCGAGGACGTGAAAGGTCATCGCGGTCGCAAGGCCGCCCAGGTGTATGGGGGGTACAGGGCTATGGCACTCTACTCGAGACACATCTATGCGCCTGATGCCGCGGTGTGCCTGATTCACCCGAACACGCTGAAGAAGTGGGCCACAGGGAACGCGCGGGCTACGAAGGCCGATATGGTGAAAGAGGCAAAAAGGCTCAAGGGGTTGACGTCTCACACTGGCAAACTGGATCACAATGTGGCGGACGCGGCGCTGTTGGCCAAGTATGCGGACGAACACGAGGAGGAATGGCGATGAGCAAGGAGCCCCGATTCATTACCAGGGCGAGCGGCATCATTGAGCGTGTGTGTGAGCATGGTGTGGGTCACCCCATAGATCACCTGGACGGGCCGGAGGCGTTACCTCGCAGTTGGGGCATTCATGGATGCGACGGGTGCTGTAAGGATTGGCCAGTTTCCTACGGTGACGATATTCTTGAGCGAGAAAGGGGGCGGTGATGCGAAACCTCGAGATTCTGTTCGATCTTGACGAGACGTTGGTGGATCTACTGACCAAGTGGATCTACTACTACAACAACAAGCACGGCACCGACTACACGCGTGAGGATTTTGCGCCTGGCGGCAGGCTGGGGTATGACGAGGACCTCGGCGACGACTGGATCGAGTTCCTCCGTATCCCGGGCTTCCATGCCGACCTGCCGTGGTTCGAGTCGATCACGCCGTCCGTGCTGCGCCGCCTCAAAAACGCGGGCCACACGATCCTGATAGGGTCTGCGCCCGTCACCTGGGAGAGCCCACGCGACAAGTACAGCTGGTGCCACACGCACCTTCGTATTCCCGGGCTGATCGACAGCATGGATGAGGTCTACCTTTGCCGGGGCAAACACCGAATCCGTGCCGACGTGGTCGTGGACGATCGGCCGTGGAAGTTCGCTGGCGCCCACGAGCATGTTCTTGTATACTCTCAGCCGTGGAACATGGACTACGAAGGCGGCATCAGATGCGCGAATATACTTGACGTAGAGGAGGCGATCCATGACATTGCCGAACACGCCGATGTATAGGATGGTACACAGGCCCGTATCGCCGGAAGACCTCGGGGTGCCGTTAACCTTCCGTGGACTCGGTGTCTCAGGCCCGGCGGGGGTTGGTAAAAGCACGCTTGCCGGTTATCTTGCCGATATCACTGGGGGTGAGGTAGTCAGTTTTGCTACGCCGCTCAAGGCTGCGGCCAGGCTTTTGGGTTGGGATGGGGGCAAGGACGACCGCGGTCGCGTGATGCTACAAAAACTGGGCCAGGTGATGCGAGGTTACGACCCTGAGACCTGGATAAGGCTGGCGCTCCAACCCCACGGTTTTGACATGGAGGAGCCCTCTCGGAGACTGCACGGGGGGCCATACTTCATCGACGGCATGAGGTTTCCCAACGAGGCAAACTTCCTGGCGGTGGCCGGGTTCGGGTTGGTGCGAATGATGCCAAACGGGTTCCCGCTTTACGAGGGGTGGCGCAGGGACGAGAGCGAGGTCGCGCTCGACGAGACGGAGCACGACTTCTACGTACGATCGGTTGCTGGAGACCTGGCCCTGCTGAGACAGTCTGCTGCAGAGCTGGCCTCCTATGTCTCTACCTAGTCTGCTGTTGACACCGCCCGAGGAATGGCCTGGGGTAATTGGGCCTCGGGTCAAACTGATTGAGGCCTGGCGCAACGGCACCCTGCGGGTACTCAATCCATCGTGCAAGGTTCTGGACATCATCGAGGCCTACGAAAACGGGGGCGTGGTGTGTTGGCACGAAACCTATGAGGAGTTCCAAGAGCTGTCCCCCGACATGTTGGTTTACCCGGTCAGTGAGGACTTCAAGTCCACTACAGGGCAGCGCCTTGAATCCACAGTCGGAAGGCAGGAGCAGTTTTGAGCGAGAAGTTATACTCTCAGGAGGCGGAAGTATCCGTGATTGGTGGTTGCTGGATCAAGCCGGATGCGTTTGACGATGTAGCGGAGGTTGTCTCCCCCGAGGATTTTCATGTCCAGGCAAATCGGATAATCTTTCGTGCCATGAGGCGCCTACGCAACGAGGGGAACGCGCCTGACCCGGTGGCGGTTCGTGACCGGCTTGTTCGTGACAACGACCTGGAGGCGGCGGGGGGCGAGGACTATATGGCGGGCATTGTTGATGTGGTGTCCACCGCGCAGAACCTTATGCAGCACGCCCGCATCGTCGCCGACTACTCAGTGCGCCGATCCGTGGTCATGGCCTGCGATAACATCCGGGGCCGCGTCGGGGGCGGCGGTCTCTCGGCTCAGGAGTCACTCGAGGTAGCGGAGTCAGAGATCTTCGGCATCGTGAAGCGCCTGGGTAAGCCCACCGCCCTCAAAGGTGCGAGGGATATGACCCGGGATGTCGTGGCGCAGATTATGGCGGGCCCGCCCCGTGCGTTCGGCACGGGGTTCCCCGACCTCGACTACTACATCAACGGGTTTCGGCCGCGCGAGCTCACCGTTCTCGCTGCCCGCCCCAGCATGGGGAAGACCGGGATGGCCCTACAGATGGCGGCGCATGCGGCCGTCAGGGAGAAGAAAAGGGTGGCCATATTCAGCCTGGAAATGGGCGACGAGGACGCGCTCAAGCGCATCGTGTCCATCGTGAGCGGGGTTGAGGTCACGCGCATCATGCAAGGCCCGCCGGAGTTTAGCGATGACGAGCTCGAACGCATCGACAGGACCGTGGGGAGGGTGGAGGGCTCCGAGCTCTACATCGACGGCACGGCAGCCCTATCAGGGTTCGATGTTCGCGCACGCAGTCGCCGGCTGGCCCGCAAGGGCGGGCTCGACCTGATCGTGGTGGACTACCTGCAGCGTATGAGGGGGAAGTCCAACCGGGAGGCCAATCGGAACGTGGAGATCGGGGGCCTGATTCAGGACCTCAAGTCCGCCGCTAAGGAGCTCGAGTGCTCCGTGCTCTGCCTGTCGCAGCTGAGCCGGCGCGTGGAGGACCGGAACGACAAGATGCCTGTGCTCTCAGACCTTCGGGAGTCGGGTGACATCGAGCAGGAGGCCGACCGCATCATTATGATGTACCGGCCCGGATACTACATGGCCCCCAATGACGCGGCAGCCATGGGGGCGGACAAGGTCACGGAGGTCTCCGTGAGCAAGAACCGCAACGGACCCACGGGGCGTCTCAAGCTATGTTTTCACGCCCCCACGGCGTCCTTCACCTCTTATCAGGGAGGGTTCAGTGGGTAGGAAAAAGTCGGCTCCGAATCGGGTGCCCCTTAAGGTGTGGTCTCCCAAGCTATATGAGGCATGGGATGAGAAGATCGACACCTTGTTCCTGAAGGCGTACCCACCCGACAACCGGCCCAATCGTGATGACTGGAACATCAGGCGTGTCGGGTTGTTCGAGACACGGTACTGGACGCAGAGCGATTTCGAGAAGGCAGATAGGTTCCTGCAGGCCCGTTTGCGCCCGGAGCGCAGGAAGGTTAGTTTCAAGCGAGAACAATTGGCCCTGTTCAACGAGGAGGTGTAGGTGGTTCCCAGGGAGGCTATAGCACATACGATCCGCCACTCCAACATCGGAACGGAACGTTTTAGGCGTGTAATGGAGTGGATCATTGTGGAGCACGAGGGGGGGTTCGCCGACGACGCTCGAGATCCTGGCGGTAAAACACGATGGGGGATCACGGAGGCCGTGGCTCGGGATTGGGGCTACCCTGGGCCGATGCGGGAATTCCCACTCCCAAGGGCTTTGTTCGTCTATTTTGACGCCTACTGGCGCCCGTTGCGGCTGACTCAGGTCGCGTCCACTGATGTGGCCGCAGAGATCATGGACTCGGGGATCAACACAGGCGTAGCGCAGGCCTCGAAGTTTGCACAGGAGGCGGTGAACATCCTATATGGCGGTGAGGACGGGGAGGGGGTTGCCGTGGATGGGGTGATCGGGCCCCAGACCCTGCACGCTCTGGGCTACTGGACCGCTAAGGACGAGGCGGCGCTTCTTGCGGCCCTGAACGGGTTCCAGTTCATGCACTATCTCGGTCTTTACAGGCGCGGCCCCCGGCTTCGTTATGCAATTAGGTCGTGGGTGCGACGAACCCAGGCAAAGGAGTTTTAAGTGGAACTCATTGACCACCAGTTGAAGTATGGCGGTGACCTTGGCACCAGGCACACCTTCATCGCCCTGGGCGACACGCATGTCGGTGCCAAGGGGTGCGACATGAAGAAGCTTAAGCAGGACATTGCCTGGCTCAAGGAGCAGGACCCCGAGACAACACACCTCATCTTGATGGGGGACCTCGGGGACTATGTGGACCAAGGCGATGGCCGCTTCGATCAAGAGGATATCGACCGTGACGTGATCGACCTCTACAGCGGGGAGCCCGTCCACGAGCAGGTGCTCAGGGCGCTCATGGACCCCTCGCTGTTCGGCGAGTTGGACCCGTGGCTGCGCTGTGCTTTACGTGGCAACCACGGCCAGCAGAACAAGAAGGACGCCACCTGGCAGCGGTATGATCGTGTGTTGGCCCAGCGCCTGGGGTGGGCCCCCGAGGTGCGTGGTGCCGACCCGGACAGGCCGGGCTGGGGTTTGCATGGCGGGTATGACGCGTTCCTGCGGTTCCGCTTTGAGCACACGGGCGGAGGTAAGCGTCGCACAGTGATGTTCCACGTTCACCACGGCTGGCAGTCGGGCCGCACGGCGGGCGCCAAGGTCAATCAGTTACAGCGGGAGATCGGTATGTTCCCGGGCTGTGACTTCCTTCTACGGGGGCACTCTCACGAGCACTTCGCGTGGAAGTACACGGCCCTGGGGACCAACCAGCGGTTCACCGATATCCGGCACCGCAACATTGTGGTCGGCCACACGGGGACCTACTTGAGCGCGTACATGTTAGGTGGGGAATCATACGGGGAGCGTAAGCTCTATCCGCCCACGGCGCCCGGGTACCTCAAGCTGTGGGCTGATATGACCGAGGATGGCTACGAACTCTGGGGAGGTGTGTAATGGGCCTGGTTTACGACATGGAAATCACCGGAGGTATGGCTCCCGAAACCAATCTTGACCTGTTTATTATATGGGGTGCAACTGCCGTCGTGATGCTGGTCTTGTTGTATGCCAGCAAGCTGAGAAAGTAGCTATGCTCTGGCTCCTGGTGTCCATTGTAATGTTTACCACGGTAATGTTGCTCTGTAGGATGAAATAGTTCACTTCACAAGGAGGTAATACGTGTTGATGGAACTATTAATGTTGGGGGTGGCGTTCTACCTCGGGGGATGCGTGACCCTGGTGCTCTCGATCAACCTGGGGTGGAACTGGAGGACCCCAACCCCGCTAATGGAGGTAGAGCTCGGGGACATTTTGTCGATGGTTCTGTGGCCGTACTGGGCCGCGCTGGGTGTTGTGAGGAGGTGGCGTAATGGCTAGGCGGCTGTCGGGCCCCGGGTTCCCCGATCCGGGTACACCTAACTGGGACGACTTGTGGTATGCCGTTATGGTTGCCGTGGCTGCGGGCGCCATTGTTGTCGGGCTTATTGGAGGGAACCTATGAGCGGCACGACCCCGATCAAGACATGTATGTTGGAGCCAGGGCATGATAAGTTCAGTGCGAGTCGCTTGCTTGCGATAGCGGCCACCATCGAAATGTTAGTGCTCGCGCCCGCCGTGCTTGGGTTTATGATGTTCGGACCACTCACCGTGGCCATGCTGGAGTCGTGGGGTGCCTGGGCCATCAAGCTGTTCGCGGGTGCTGTGTTCCCGTTGGTGGTCAACTACGTGCAGCGGGCCTTCCGTGACTAGGCTTCGCTGGGCCCTCGTGGCAGCTGCCGCCCTTGCCATCGTGTACATTCTTGGGCGCGTGTCAGCCCCCACCCCACCCCCGACCTTCCCCGAGGTGCAGGTGGCCCCGGAGGCGCTCGGGCCGCTCAAGCCCAAGCTGGACGACTCCTTTATCACGAACCTTCTAGACCGTACCCTGCAACCGTCCCAGGTTGCCACAGCACCAGGCGCCGAGGTTGCGTTAATAGAGCGGTTCTGTGCCCCACGCAACTCCGAGGGTAGGCTACCCCCCATCGGGGGTGCCGAACCGCCCCAGAGGCCCGTTTCTGTGGCTCTGGCCCCCGTTCTATACACGGGAGGGAAGTATGACAGGACGACACTGGAACTGTTTACTGCGACTTCGCGCGGCGCTGGCCAGAGGTATCTGTTCGAAGGCGTCCACCGACCACTCGAGTTCGGACTCGATAAAGAAGGAAGACCCTTCGTCGAAACCAGCCGAATCTGGTGGCTCGAGCCATCGCTCAGGGTTGGGGCTGGATCAGCTGCCGGCGCAGCAGTGGGCGGCCTGGCTGCGGGCACGGGCGGGAGCGTCGCGGGAGCGGCGATCGGGGCGATCCTAGGCGTACTGCTGACATACTGACCATATCGGTCACATATTTCGGACACAACCCATTATAACGGACACAAAAGGCCCCCGAGTGGCGCTAGAAGCGCACACCCCGGGGGCCTGTCTACATGATAGCCTCGCACGAAGCGAAGCAAGTGGTAGCCCCTGCCGGGTTCGAACCGGCGATCTCCGCCTTGAGAGGGCGACGTGTTGCCCGCTACACCAAGGGGCCATTGATGGCACAGGGACTAGGAATCGAACCCAGCACGACAAGCTTTGGAGGCTCGTCTGAGCCCAGCCCTCCCTGCACAGGATGGTAACGACGGCGGGGCTTGAACCCGCTAGGGACAGCTTGAAAGGCTGCCTGCTCGACCACTTTGCATTCGCCGTTATGATGGGGCATCGGGCGGGAATCGAACCCGCAACCTCGACGTTGGCAACGTCGCGTTCTGGCCGATTGAACTACCGATGCATATTGGGGCGGCGCTCGGGACTTGCACCCGATCCACATGGTTGGAAGCCATGCATGCTGCTCGTAACACCTGCACCGCATGATGGTGGGTCCGGCTGGAATCGAACCAGCGTCCACCCGCTTAAAAGGCGGGAGCTCTACCTGGCTGAGCTTACGGAACCCATGATGGTTGGCCCGGTGGGAATCGAACCCACAACCCTCGGTTTAAGAGACCGACACTCTACCTGTTGAGTTACGGGCCGTCGATGGTGAGCAGGGGTGGAGTTGAACCACCACAGCCTAAGCGGGAGGGTTACAGCCTCCGGGGCTCGCCAATGCCCAGCCTACCCATTGTATGATGGCGACCCAAGCGAAGTGTCGAGAACGAGTCTCGACGTTACGCCAGCACGGATGGTCGCCATGTGATGGGGGAAGGCTGAGGAATCGAACCCCTGCCCAAGTGGGCCCCTCCGGGTTCAAACCGGATTGCCGACCATTCGGCGGAGCCTTCCCTGATATGGACGCCCTGACTGGATTCGAACCAGCATTTACGTGGGTTGCAACCACGCGCCTTCCCGCTTGGCTACAGAGCGTTGGTGATGGCGGCGGGGCAAGGATTCGAACCTTGGCACCCCGTTAGAGGTGGCCTCCGGTTAGCAACCGGGCACCGTTACCTGCTCGGTCAACCCGCCTTGAGAATGGGGCGAGGCTCGGGGATCGCACCCGAATCTCCAGCGTCACAGGCTGGAATCTTGGCTGATTAGACTAGCCTCACCATGTATGGGGCCCCCACGACGAATCGAACGCCGCTACCAGCCGTACAAAGGGTGGCTGCTCCCAGAGCTAAGGGCCTGATGGCGGAGACGAAGGGAATCGAACCCTCATAGGACGCCTCGACAGGGCGGTGCATTGCCAGTCTGCCACGTCTCCGTAAGATGGTGTCTCAGGGAGGGGTCGAACCTCCGACGCGCAGGGCTTCAACCTGCCGCTCTACCTGCTGAGCTACCGAGACATATATGGTCTGTCGGGCAGGATTCGAACCTGCGGCAACCTGGTTCCAAACCAGGGACTCTGGCCTGACTGAGCTACCGACAGAAGATGGTACAGGGCCTAGGAATCGAACCTAGCTGTGCCGCTTTGTAAGAGCGGTGCATCTGCCACTCTGCCAACCCTGCATGCAGAACACCGGGCGTGCTGCCATTACACCACCACGTGGGCTCGGAATCGAACCGAGGTCTCCCGGCTGATTGGTTGCGCCGCCCGGAATCGAACCGGGGCTAACCGCTCATCTGGCGTATCAGGGTTATAAGCCCTGTCGTGCTTCCAGTTACACTACGGCGCGAAGCTGCGGCCCCCAGGATTTGTTGGCCAACCCCACCGTATACGCGTGGGCGAGGGCCTCACCGGCCAGGGGGCATGTTGGTTGCCGCCGTGGGAACCGACCCCACACTGTCCGCTTATCGGGCGGATGGTCTTCCAGTTAACCTAGGCGGCGAAGATGGTAGCGGTGCCGGGAGTCTAACCCGGGTTACCGGCTTATGAGACCGGTCAGAGAAACGTCCCTAGCCCTACCGCTATGATTCAGCCCGGCGAGTGCTGCGCCAGCAGGACCACCGGGAAGATTAAATGGGACCCTCGGTAGGACTCGAACCCACACCAGCGGGGTAGAAACCCGCCGCTCTATTCCGTTGAGCTACGAGGGCATGTTGGCTGTAGCGGCTGGATTCGAACCAGCAACCCTCCGGTTAACAGCCGGGAGCTCTGCCGATTGAGCTACACTACAATAGATGGTGGGCGCGGTGGGAGTCGAACCCACAAGAGATCGGGTTTGAGCCGATCATGTTTGCCGATTACATCACGCGCCTATGGAATGGTGGCCCCGGAGAGATTCGAACTCTCACCGCACAGGGTCTAAGCCTGTCGCCTCTACCGTTGGGCTACGGGGCTGTGTGCCAAGATAGCGCATTAAAATGGGACCCCCGGCGAGATTCGAACTCGCACCCGGATGGTTCGTAGCCACCTGCACGTCCATTGTGCTTCGGGGGTATGTCGCTGGATGTCTCACGAACGTTAGTGAGTGGGTGCCTCACGAACAGAGTGAGTGGATGCCACCCCTGGATTCGAACCAGAAACTCAAGGTTCAGAGCCTCGCGTGATGCCGTTTCACCAGGTGGCATTGATTTCACAAAACTGTGAAATGGATGGGCCGGCTGGATTCGAACCAACATCTTCGAGGTTCAAAGCCTCGCGTGTTGCCGATTACACCACAACCCATCGGGTCGCCGACGTGGGATAAGCCCGCTCGAGCACGGAACTGCCGGCGTCTTTCAGTTGTCAGAAAACGCGGTCATGGTGGACCACCAGGGATTCGAACCCTGACCTAACTGCTTGCAAGGCAGCCGCTCTCCCATTAAGCTAGCAGCCCATCACGACCGTTCTACCGTGTTCTGCGACGGTAGGAGCCCAATTATAACACCACGCCAAGGCTTAGCGCAAGTCCAAAAAGAAACGGGGCCAGCATAAGGCCAGCCCCGCTTCGCGTAACCGCTTACGCGGCAACGTTTTGCGCGTCCCTGCTATTTACCCCATGGCGCCATCTGCCGGCCTCACTCGCTCGGCGTCGGGGTTGTCCACCGGCGTATAGCGCACCTCGAGCACACTGCTTGGACCGAACGGACCGGCCACGCCATCGCACACCTCGCGCGGCAAATAGCGCACCCGATGCTGCACGGGTGACGTCTGTGGGGCCACCCAGTCAATGCCTGACGCCTTGTTCACGACGTAAAACTGGAAGCCCGCCTTGTCGAAGTCGTCGAGGTCGAAGTTGAACGCCTGCTCGATGGTCGCCACACGGAACGGCTGGGCGCTCGACGGATCTTCGTCAAAGCCGAACTCCAAAATCTCCACGTCGCAATCTCCGGCATAGCTGACGGAGACAATGGCGCTCGTGTTGAAGCCGGTAATCACCGTGCCATCACCGAAGACCACGTTGGACTGTTCGAGCCCCGTGATTTGTGGCACCGACACCGCAGGCGCCGGCTGGGGGTCTGGCCCCACCTGGTTCGTGGTACCCGGCGCCACTGGCTGCGCTGGGGCCTGTGGCGAGGCTTGTGTGTCGCTCTGGGGTGTTACAAGGATCGTGCCAGGCGCAGGGCCTGGCTCCTTGGGCTCCTCGGGCTGCAACTGTAGCTCCGCAGGCGCCGGCTCGTCTACCGGGGCGGTATCACAGGCCCCAGACCCCAGGCTGGCCGCCATCAGGCCCGCCAACAGCATTGCTGACGCGAATACCCTCTTGTTCATTCGTACCTCCCATACATGGGTTTGTTGGTGACTCTATAATCTAAGATCTTTCGGTCAGCCGGTCAACTCGCTCCTCGATTCGCGCGAGAGACCGCTGCATGTCCTCGAGGACGCGAAACCTGGCGACCGCCTCGCCACGAGGCATCATCTTCTCGCGTTGTATCAGGAGCTCGGATCTTACGCTCTCACGGTCCTGGTTCACTTGCAACTTGCACGAGTTTAGGTCCGACTCGAGCATAGAGACCCGCCTGTCTATCTGGTTTCCACGACGGAAGTGGTACCCAATGGCACCCAGGCCCGCACCTGCCAACAGTATGATTACGCGCACAAGGAGGTCAGACATGAGAGGGTCCATGTTATCTCCTTCCCGATGCGCGCTTCTCTCTCCGCGACCTGCGCACTTCTCTCCGGGCGTCCCGAAGCACGCGATTGGCTGTTCTCAAATAACGCTTCTGTAGTAACACAATCTCTCGCGCCTCCTCGGGTCCAACCTCGCGCAACAGGGCCTGAACATCATCGTTCTGGCGCCAGGCGATGGCATTCGTGATCGGACCAAGCGGGGCATTGGAGCGGAGTGACGCCTCCACGGATCGGCGCACGGTCTCTCGTTCCTCCTGGGTCTCGGGCTGCTCGAGCACCGACACGAGGTAGTTTCTGGCGGCGCCAAGGTCTCCCGAGGCCACGTTGTCGAACGCATACTGGAAGCGCAGGCTCCGCTCGGTGGGCTCTCGGGCGCCACGACCACGAATCACGTCCCCAATGGCACCGGCGACCAGGCTCTCGCCTCGCTGCTGCGCGGCAAATTCACGCGCACGATTGCGTGTCCGGTTGTATTGGGGGAAGAAGTTGTCTTTGCTGAAGCCCTGTTCCACCTGAGCCACGATGTCAGCGCCCAACTGCGCAGCGGGCACAGATGACTGTAGTGTCTCGTTGGCGGCGGCCAGCATTTGCTCGAGCGATTGATCCTTGGTGACCTGCTCGATACCCTCGCCAAATTGTTGCAGTTGACTGTAGAGAGGACCCCCTGCGAAATTGTCCCACCCCCAAACGAGGTCGGTGACGATGCCCACCACGGCGCCATCGGCCATATGGTTGAGTGTCTGCAGAGCCCACTCCTCAGTCGAGTCTAGCTGCGAGGGGTCGGTCAGAAGTTTGGAGGTGATGGACTCTTGCCGGTCACGGAACACGTCTCGAGCGACGTTCCATATCTCGGCGATGATACCACCCGCCAGGATGATCTTCGCCGCCGGGGCTAGGTTGCCCTTGACGGCCTCTTGAAACACGGCCTTCCGAACAAACTCGAACTGCTTGGCCATGAAAGGCTTAAACTTAAACAGTGTCCGAAAGGCGCCGCTCTGACCCCACAAGATGGGCTGGGTAAGAACATCCATGGCGAAGTTGCGGTCCTCGTTGGCGCGGATAGCGAGTGCGCTCAGGTCGTCCGCAGACATGCTGTCCCCACGCCTCCAGGCCTCGACAAGCTGGGCCTGGAGCTCGGGATCATCCGTAAGTCGTTGAGCGCGGTCAAGCGTGGAGCGAGTAACCTGGCCAGGCTGCAGGTTCCGCACCTCGCCGCCCACGTCTTCAAGCGCCCGACGACTCTGTATCAGCCTATCGGCACCACCCTCGCCGCCAGCCAGGCGCTCCAGGGTGCGCACGCGCTTAGCTCTAACCGCGCCAGTCGGATCGGCAACAGGCAGCCTACGACCCCCGAGCAATGGCACGCCGAACGGAATCTGACGACCCTGGGCCTGCAGGGGAATCACACCCTCTCCCAAGGCCTCGAAGTATTGCGCCAAACGGGACCCTGTGGGGTTGTTCTCGGAGCGAATGATTCTGTGGGTCAAGAGCTCGACCGCACGCTTGGCCGTGATTGATGTGGCAATCTGGTTGCCAGCCTCTCCGGGCAAAAACCCGGTGGCCCGCAACACGGCGTCCGTAACACCCTCAAGAGGCGCACCCTCGATGATGTCCTGTGTAGCTGTGGCGCGGGCACGCACGCCTCCGGTGCGGATGGCCTCGTCGGTCAGTTCAGCGATCTTCTGCGCCCGCTCACCGAGCTTCCTAGACACACGCTCGAGTCCGGCCTTCTCGCTGATGCTAGCTGCGCTACCCATAAACCGAGACGCCACGGGGGGTAGGTCGCGCGCAAGGGTGTTAAATTGCACCGATATTGGCAGGTCCACCGTGTTTACGAATCTCTGGCCGACCTGGCGAACCGTGGTGAACGGGCTGGACAGCTTTGCCGCTGTTAGGGCGTTTGAGACGAGACCCCATATCTGAGTCGAGGCAAGCGGCTCGGCATTCGAGCTACCGAACGTCATGCGGTGGACGTTCTCCACAAGATCCGCCGCGCCCTCATCGACACCCCGCATTCTTTGGATAATGGCATCCGCCTGCGTGCCGTTCACACCAAACTCGTTAATGCCTTCGATAAACAGGGCCTCGCGCTCGAAGAAGTCTTCGGCCCACCTTATGTAGTCCTTCTCGATGAAGGGATCAGGTAGGCGTATACGTTCACGCGTGTAGTAACCCAGGTCGGCGTGGAGGTTTCGGTCATAGAACGATTTAATCATGGCGAGCGCGGTGTCCACGTCAGGCGCATTGCCTTGCTGCACCATAAATTCTGCGGTTGCACGGACGCCCCCATCACCCAACCCCTTGTTCTGAGCGTCTCGGATCAGCTTGATACCATCCTTGTTGACGATCATGGGCAAGAATCGACCAGAGCCAGCGGCAGCCCTACCGTTACGCTCGCCGCCCATGGCTATAAAGTCCTCAAGACCGCGGTCAAAGATGGGACGGTGATCCTCGATGGCGTTTCGAATGCGATCCGTGGGTGCGTTCTTCTCGCGCAGCAAAACCCCGTCCCCATCCACTTCGTCTCCAAACTCGTCAACAAGGTCCCAGATTATCTCCCTGTCCGCTCTGGACAGCTTGTGCTTGGCAACCACGTTCTTAAGGTCTTCAAAGTTTCTCGACTTGCGTGGAAGTGCCCGCCCGATGGCCGCACGCATCTTGGTGGCGTACTGCCCACCCAGGTTCTCACCGAAGATGGCCGGCACCGCGTTCTCGAGACGGGAGAAGTTCAACTTGGCGAACTGTGTGGCACCAGACAGGCCCTCCTGAATAGCAGACATCACGGTCCCACCCAGGGCCTCCGCAAGCTCTTCGTCGGGCGTGAGCTCACCGGCCCTCTTCTTGCCCCCGATCGCACGGGAAATGCCATCCTTGATGCGCTCGGCACGGTTAAGGTTTCTCACGTCCGCCGCGTTCTGCTCCGTAGCCGTGCGGGCTGTGTTGGCTGTGCTCCGGGCTGCGCGAACACTCCCCTCGCCTGCGCCCGTAACATCGTCAAAGATTCGCGTGGCGCCCGCCTCGCTGCGCAGACGCCCTCTTGCTGACTGTGCGTCCAGTTGCGCCTCACCACGGACCTCGGCAACCTGAGCGTCAAACTCGTCGAGAAGTCTCTCGGGTAGGATGCCACGGATAGAGGCGACCACGCGGTCATCCTTGAGCCTCTCCGCTCTCTGGCGCACGTTATCGAGTGCCGCCTGTGTCTCGGGGTCCAGTGTTCTTCTGGCGGTCCCCGTGGCGCCACGCTGTGTTGCGAGATTGGCCTCGATGCGGGGGTCGGGGATTGCGCGTGGGGGCTGGCCGAAGGTGGTTTCTATGCCACCGCCCTCCTCAAACCTTTCCACAACCTGGATGTCTTCGGGCGCAAAACGAAGCTCGGCCTCGTTTGGAATATGGATCGCTTGCCCGCGAGACCCTCTCGGCGCGTTCCCGCCAAGGATAGACCCGGACGCCGAGGATCTGGCCTCCACGTCAACAACACCAATGTTGTCAGGGTCCATATCGCGGAACCTACCAAACGACCCATCGACGTCTGAGAGGATCGTGGTCTGCTTGATAGCCCTTGGCTCGCCACCCACGTTCCTTGACACGCCAAGCTGATCCAAAGACCTGGCGAGCCTGTACGTGTTCCTGGGTGATTCGTTTGCAATTGCCAGGATGTTGTCTATGAAGTTGTCCGCTAGCAAGGCCCGGTCCACAATTCCCGTGCTATCCACACTATTGTCCAGCGCATCCTGGAACGCACGGTCCACCTTGTCATCGCCGAGCCTTAGTGTGCCCGTGAGGCCTTCCATGAGATCTGGATCGTTGATATCGCGGCCCCACTTGTTCTCGAAGTGACGAACCACGTCTTCCGCAGTCGCCTCACCGCGAGCCGCCCTTGCAGTTATGCGCAGGTCATCTGCGATCGTTTCGGCCTTGGCCCTGCTGTACGTCACGCTGACCGTGTTGTGGGTCCCCCCGGCAAGAACCCCATCATCAGACTTGAGTTGCCCCCTTGACGCCAGACCCTTTCGACGTACGTTGTTAAGATCTGTTGTGGCGTGAAACAGGCCGTCGTCAACAAACTCTTCAGGGATGGCCAGGTCAGCACGAGCGATCCACACGTCAGGGTTGCCCGTGAATTCTGTCTGCGTTGCCACGCGAGAGGTCACCCCGGCCGCACGGGTCGATCCCTCGCCCGCCCCGGTGACGCCCTCAAAGACGCGGGCGGCACCCCGACGATTGCCGATGACGCTGGCCTGGTCCTGCATCACACGTTCAACAGCCGTCAGTAGGGTGTCGCTCTTTCGCTGGGCCACGACAATTGTCGGCTTGTCTCCGGGTAGTCTGGCCACGATCTCGCCAGAGCCGTTGATGACAACCCGGTCCCTGCCTGGCGAGTCTACGACATTGAACGTTTCACCGTTGATTGTTACTTCGCGGTCCGCAACCCTCGGGCCCCTGTCGGCCGGTGTCTCTTGGCGTGCGCGGAGGGACGCCTGTGGTCCCACATCGGGTCGCACGACATCCGGTCTTCGGCTGGCGTCTATGGCCGCTTGCTGGGCCGGCGACAGGATGGCGTCAGGTCCCACCTCGGGGCGCACCTCTGGCGGCCTCAAGGCCGCGTCACGTGCAGCCTGCTCGGCTGCAGACAATTGTGCGACCTGCTCTGGCGTCTGGAGGGCAAACGGTTCTGTTATAGGGTCGAACCTGGACTCGGTTGCAAGATCAGCAAGGGCGCTGTTGACATTGATCTCCTCCCCTGTTGGGAAGCGCCATACGCGCACCCCTTCAGGGGTCGTTATGATCTCAGCGCCCTCGGCAATCTGCCTTGACACGCGCTGGAGACGCTTCGTTGGGATGAGCTGTAGGATGCGGGCCTCGTCGCCAGAGGCGAGGGCGTCCCGTAGCTGACCCGCCCGCCCCCCACCACCCAAGGCACCACCGAAGACGGCCACGATACCGGCCATGGCCGCCGTGCGCTCGTTGATCTCGCCCTCCTCAAGCGCCTGTGAAAGGGCACCCAGGGCTGCGCCCTCTGGCCCAAATCTTGCAGCGCCCTCAGCAAACGCTGTGCGGAACGGAGCCCTCACCGCGAACTGTTCGGCTGCACTCGCGGCGCCCGCCCGTCTCACGCCACGGGCGACCTGGCGACCCACACCCACGCTCGCGCGTACGGGCCCGAGACCCGCGAGCTCGATCGCCGCTTCACGGTTGATGAGGCCGGCCAGGTCAAGCGCAGCAATCACGTTAGGGTTGAACCCCTGCTCCACAGCACGCTCGATGCCCTTCTCGGACACCTCGCGACCACCTGCGTCGGGTGGCAATACCCCGCCCGAGAACACGAGACCCGCAGTCTCGGCGGGCTCGCCAACGACGTCGGGGATCGCTCGCGACAGGGCGAGTGTCACACGCGATTCCGTGCTCCCCGGCTCGGCACCCTCGGTAACCACGTCGCGCACGCCCCCGAGTACCCTGTCAAGGGTCAGGTTGGCGTTGGCGAGTGCTCGCTGCAAGGCGTTCGGCGCCAGCGTCTCGAGCTGATCCTCCTTTGGCGCCGGGAACACGGGCCTGCTGCGATCGGGCTGTAGGCGCGACTCCCGGGTCTCGCGGGGCGGACCCTCAACAGAGAACGTAGACGGACCACCAGGAGTGTCTTCCGGTGTGCCCTCAACTACCCCCTGGCGGGACGTGAGCTCGAGTAGCTCTGCCCGCGACTTCTGACGCTCCACGCCCAACCGCTCAGACGGACGCCCCGTCTCCGGTGTACCCACAAGGATGCCAATACGACCGCGGGGGATGAACGAGGCGTCGGGTTGGGACTCGGGTTCAGGCGCAGGCGCGGGCGCGGGCTGACCCCGGTCGGGTCCCCGCACACCGAAGGCCTCATCCAGGATCCGGTTGCCCGATCCGGCCCCTGCATCGAACGCCTCATCGAGCACGCCCGAAACTCCGGTGCCCCGGGAGGGGTCGCCCTGGGCGCGGCGGACTCTGTCTCTTAGATCGTCAGAACGTGTCGCCAATAGTCACTCCCTAGAGTTCTTGCGCGGAGTCAAACTCCTCCATGAACAACTCCTCCTGCTCGGGCGTAAGGCCACGAGTTGAGAGGTCACGCAGAACATCCTCCCTGCTGAGACCATTCTCATCAGCGAGACGTGCCGCTGCTTGGGCGACAGCGCGAATGCCTGCGGGGCTCCGCTGAGGCTCTTCGCCCCGCGCCTCGTCAAACGTCTTGCCGGCTTCAGCAACCGCACGCACGGCCCTGTCAGCTGTCACAGTGCCGCCCTGCTGGTCGCGTCCGCCGATCAGGTTATCAATGGCCTCTTGTCGTGAGAATCCAGCCGTAAGGAGGTTGAACGCTGCCGCGAGATCGTCAGGACTGACCGCGTCAGGCCTGTTGCTGGCTCGACGGTCACGACCGGCCTCCTGAATGTTTGTTCTCTGTGTTCGGCCACGCTCCTGGATTTGTGTGCGCTTTGTCTGTGCACCCTGCTTGAATCTCTCGAGCTCGAGGTCTGCAGCCCTCTCAAGCTCGTTGCCGAACTCCTCGACGTAGTTGACGCCCGGTAGGAACTCGCGGAAATTGGGATCATCAGGGTTCGCCGCGCGGAGACGCTCGAACACCCGCTGGTTAAGGTGCACCTGGCGTTCTTCGGCCTCCTGGGCCTGTAGGCCTTCGAATGCCTCGCGCGGAGTGATGACCCCGGCACGGATCAGGCGCTGCGTACGCGGCGGCAGGTCGCCTACGGCCGCGATCTGATCACTCAGGGCGCGTTGTCTCTTGCGCTGCTCGATCAGGGCCTGGGTAGTGTCGCTGTCGCCGAAGTTGACCTGGAAGTCGCGGATGCGTTGATCGACTTCGGGGTCAAACCTGCCGGAGCGATCATTGGGGACCAGGCCTGCGCCCGCTGGTCCCAGGGCACCCCCCGCAGCGGGCCTCGCGCCTGTTCTCAGTCGCGGATCGGGCTGCTGCACACCGCCGCCGGCGCCGCCTGTGCGGGGGTCACTGGCGTTCGGATTGAACGCTGGGGGGAATACTGGACGACGGAAGTTGCCCGAGCCAGGGTCGAATGATCCAAGCGTCGGAATGTTCGCACCGGAACGGCCAGCCTCGCCGGCACGACTGAGGGTCTGTCCGAACGGGTTTTGGTCCTCATCGAGGATGCCCTCGCGGATTCTACGTTCTGCTCTTAGCTGGCGGATATCATTGATGCCTGCGATAGCTTCTTGTACACCCTCCCCCGTAAACAGGCTCTTGTCACGTCTCTCAGCATCAAGGCGTGCGGTAAACGCCGCAGTGCTGGGCGCTTGGGCAATAACTCTAGGACCGAATGGCATTAATCCCCCTTAAAACGGCAGCAGGCCGCCAATACGAGAACCAATCTCGGCTCCGCCTGGACCACCAAAGATCCCACCCGTCACCCCACCGATGAGTGAGCCGAAGAAGCCGCCCTTCTTTTTCTGCTCTGCCTCGCGAGCCCTGCGGCGCTCTTCGAGCTCACGGATCACATTCTCGCGGCCCTGCTCGCGATCGGCCTGGCCGCTGAGCAGCTGGAGTTCGCGGTCACGAGTACCAAACGCCTCCTGACGGTCTTGTGAGGCCACGCCTCCAAGACGGTCAATGTTCTGGCCCTCAAGCTCGGCTGCGCGGAAGGCGTTGGCGCTCAGGGCATTCGCAAGCTCATCATTGAAATCTCGGCGCTCTCTACTGCCCCCAATGTTGGAAGCGAACAGGCCGCGACGGTTCAGGTTTGCGCGACGGCCCGCGAGGCGACGATCGAACCCCTGGCTCAGGCTGCGGAATTGTGCGCCCGCAGCCTCGTTGGCGAACTCCTGCGGGTCGAAGCCGCGAATGTTGCGCAATGTTTCCTGGCGCGTAAAATCGCGCTCGTCTCGGCGCTCGTCGGCCGCTCCGCGCTCGCGTCTGATCTCGTCGGGGATCTGGCGTCTGGCTCTTGCGTCACCACGAAAATCGAGCCCGCCGGCCACTTCGCGTCTCCGTCTTTCGGAGCGGATTCTGTCCTGGTCTCGCCTCAAGGCTTGTCCCAGCGCGACGTCTCCTATTCCACCAAATCCAGGCATGTGCTCTCCTTCTGGTTATACCGTGCAGTAGAGTGAATCTAGATCATGCAACGGTTCGTCTTCGACAGTGGGCGGTACAGGCCCCTTTACCGGGCCAGACCATGGACCAAAGTTGCCACCACCGAGGTCCCATCGGCCCCGCCACCACAGGATAAGATCGGGGTTTGTGGTCGGTGTAGTCGTAAACCTTGATGGCCAGCAATCAGTGCCCGAGAGGCTGCCCGCCAATGTTACCTCTACTATAGGCGGATCAGGGAAAGGAGACGCGGCCGGGCTGTGCGTGGAAGTGCAGCCCCAGGGTGGGGTAGGAGAGCCCCCTGTGGTGTCTGGGTCGAAGTCACGGCATGGCCCACCACTGATCTGTATTCCGATGACCCCTGCGCCACTAATTGGTGACTGCCACTGAAGTGTTGTTCCCGACGACCCCACAGACTGACTGTCGGGCGGGTCCTTCAATGCACCGTGAGTGATTCGCTGGAATGTCCCCAACACAAGCACGGGTGCATCAATCACGGTGAACGTGCAGTCCTTCTCCTGCACAGAAACCAGAGCGCCTTCGCTATCATAGTCCTCGAGCCTGAACCTTGCTGTCTGCTCGTCGAATGTCCCGTTACCAAAACCGCGGAACTCGATGCGCCACCCAATCACCTGGCCTTCGGCATTCAGGATTGGTAGCTGTTCCGCGTTGATCTGGTTGGGATCGCTGCTGCTCCCCAGACCTATGCCGGGAATCCCCTGGGCATTGAAATTGGTCCCACCCGTCAACACACCACCTATACCGCGACCAAAGTCCCCAACGTTCTGCAGATCGCCACGATCCACACGAATCACACGGTGAATACCGGGCGGAGGCCTCGGAATCGTGATACGCGGACCCATCTGTGGGTCGTCTGGCGGTACATCCGGAGGCGGCAGCTCGGGCGTGCAACTGAGCGGCCCCGTGGGGCCAGGTGGAGCCTCGGGGTCGCCTTCGTCGGGTCCGAAGATGCGTGGGCCGGGCACAAAGTCTTCCTGCGGCACAAACGGGATAGGCGTGCAGCCGGACACCGCCTCAAAGTCCTCCTCTTTGCAGCTTGTTACCATGGTATGCCCTCGCTATACATTTGTGGCGATGGTCTTGATGGTTCCGTTTTCGAAGATGATCTTGAGGGCCCCATCCGCCTTGTCGATAAACACCGTGTTACGCCCCACCACAGCCACAGGAACCGCCGCCTCGGGTAGCCCAATAGTGCCGGCGGCGATCTCGGGCCCGATTACGCCCACACGTTGGAGCTTTCTTTCCATTTCCCTGAGCACGTCCATCACCCTCTTGAAGTTGCGTCCGATCTCATCGGGTGTGCGCGGGTACTCGTGAGGCAGGCCCTGTTGCGAGCCCGGCCTTAGCTTAATTGCCATTACTCTTGCTCCACTCTGCCCCGAGACCCCTGCAGTCGAATGAACTCAAACTGAATAGACTCTAAGTTGAATCCGCCCTCTGGCATATCCGCTCTCAACACGAGGCCGAATGTTGTTGCACGCAACCCGCTAGTGAAAAACCCGTTTTCCCGCTCCTCCTGCAGGGGGATCAGGAACGACTCACGCCTTGCCTCTCCAGGCGAGGCGGGTCGTGAGAAGAACTGACGCATAGGGAACCGTGCTGCGCCGTCACCAACGGGGATAGCCTCGAAGGAAATCCCCCTGTTGTGCTCTGCGGAAATAAACAGCCTCTTCCCCACGGCCTCACCGGCGGGAGCCTCCACGACGTGACGCTTCGTGCGAATGCGCATGCTGACTCCACTCTCGGGCGAGTTGCCGAACCCCTCATTGGCATCCTCTTGAAAAACGCGACCCGCGCCCCCCATGAGTAGTAGTTCCTTTTCAGCCATTACACAAGACTCCCAGTGTCAACAGTGATCCAATCGGTCCATGCGGACACCTTGCCGTCTGGTTCGCCAAGAAAGTCCCCGGCGAAGAACTCGGTGTGACGGGCCCTGAACCTGATAGGCCCGGTGTCCAGGTCTATGTTTGGCTCGCGGTGCTGCGTGTCGTTCAGATCCTTGTTTCTGATCGATGTGGTTGTAGGTGTGCTTTCCCTGTTGAACTCCACAGTGGTGTAGCTGTTGATCTGCCCCAACCCCCAAACGACATACGCGACCGCCATCGGCGACCCGTCCGGCCTCGATTCCTTACGAAGCTCCACGTTGAAGTTTTGTGGCGCCACGAAATCATCATCGCCGAAGGTGACGAAGTTGGTATCGGCGCTGGTTGACCTGCGGCCCGTAGTGCTGTCTCTGTGCCACAGGCGTACATGATAGATCGTCTCCGCCTCCAGATTATCTACCACGAACGTCTGGACCCCCGAGTCTAGCGTAGCTACCTGACTAAACTCCCCGTCATCGCGACGCAGGAATAGCTCCGTGGTGATCGAGGGCCCGGTCTCTCCATTAAACCAGACGACCTGGGCGTCATGCGGGCCACCAGGGAACACGAACACACCCTCCGGCGGCAACATGTCAGGGTCGATCTCGTCAAGCTCCTCCGGCAGCGGGTCGCCGCCAGGCCCGGGCGTCAGGATCGTGCCGGGTTTCGTCAACCCACCACAGAACACCCTGGTGCCAAGCTCCCTCGTCTTGAACTTGTCGTAGAGGTAGTTGTACTCGAGTGCCTCGAAGGGGTCGCCCTGGTCTGGCGAATGGTACCACCTCACCTCGTACTCGTCGGGCTGATGCGCAAAGAAGATAGTATCGAAATTGATGCGCCGGTGCAAGGGCGTGATCCGACGCTCAAGGCCCTCCGCCTGGGCGCCACCACGCCACATCGTGGGCCCTAGAGGGCTGTACCAGAACGCAAGCCCATTGGCCTCACCGGCCGCCCTGCTGGCCACACAGCCCCTCTGGTTGTCCAGAAGGTCGGCCTGGAAGGAGAAGCGATCGTAGCCGAACAAAATGAACGCGGCAAACCGTGTAAGTATCAGTAGGCGGGCGCCGGCCGTGACCATCGACATAACGGGCTGGCCACGAACACCGATTCCGAAGACATCCTCGATGTCGAAGAGGCCGGCGCTTCCCGGAGAGATCTCGGCGGCGGCGTCATACCCCGCCTCGCCGAAGATCGGCGCACCGTCCTTACCGGCGTCACCCCCGCCCTCGATGTCGGGCTCGAAGCCGAGGTATGAGAACCTGACGATCTCTGGCCTATCAGGGTCGGCCTCCGAGCCATAGCCAGCAACAAACAAGAAGTTATTGAATGCTGCCACCGTGCGAGCGCGAATGGGCGCCGCAGGAGTGCTCAGCCCAGACTCAAACTTAAACAGCGGCTGGAACAGCTTCCCCGCCTCGAACCTCTCGTTCGGATCGTACACTGTCAAGCCGTGGAGCTTGCCCTCATCCACAATCCATAGGGCCTCCCCAAGCACGGCCGCAATGGTCTTGGGTCTCTCGCTCACCGAATCCCAGCCCGCAAGCGTGCCCACAAGCGCGGCATTGCGCCCCTTGCCGTCTGCCGCATAGATGTCAACACGACCGCCCGTGTGCGTCAAAACCACCACACCGGTCGCGGACCCACTGGCGGTGTCTGAGCCGTGAGGCATCGAGTGGATGCCGCAAATCTGCCCCGGCAAGTTGGCCACCGTAGCCATACTGTCCCGTGGTGACCAACGGCCCTCGCCAGTAAACTTCACGTTCACGAGCTCGAGCGCGTCTCCGTCAGGGATGGTCTCCGGGGCGTCGGCCAGGTTCAGCCCACCACCCAAGGGGAACGCTCTCGCTGCAGCAAAGTCAGGCATTAACTACCCTGCCTCTCAGGAGGGCTCAAACCGCCCCCCGCAGCACGACCAAACCGCTTACTCACGTTCATGTCGGCATCCGTCACAGACACATCAAACTCGGCCAGCAGGGACACCTCCTCAGCCGTCAAGGCCTCAAGGTCGCCACGGGCCTTGTCTTTGCGGGCCAGGTATTTGGCCAGCTGGATGACGAGCAGTTCCTCGTTCTCGTCCGGCAACCATTCGGGCAGGCAGCCATCCAGGCCGCTCACGCCAGGCGAGTCGTCGGAGAAATAGAAGCGGAGCTTGTCGCCCGTGTCCGCGCTGTCGGGGTCGCCGGTCTCACCCACCGTGTAATAGCAATTACCGAGCCTGTACACCCGAGGCGCGAGCTCCGCGTTCTTGCGGTCCTCGACGGGTACATTGTGAACCTCGTCACCTGGCTTGAGTACGGCGGTTGCGCCTGTGTTATTCTCTGCCGCCTCGATAAGGATGACTCGCATGGCACCATCGGGGCGCTGCCACTTACCACCCGCCGGGCTTACGTCCTTAAATACGGCGGAGAAGAACGGGTTCAGCCTGTTCGCGCGACTGTACAGCACACGTAGGCGAGCACGGAGCACGTTGAGTAGCTCCATTTTGGTGGCGGTGCGCCCAGGGTCATTGGCGCTAGACATCCCGAACGCCCTATTAATGACATGCTCTGCGCGAATCTTTGCCATTAGCTAATTGCCCTACCAAGCTTGATCTTGATGAAATCGCCGCCACTTGGGAAATGCAGCACAGTGCCATCCGCAAGAACAACCTTGAACTGCGCCCGGTATGAGCCTACGGCTCGATCGAGGTCAGTGGCCGCGAATCCGTACTCCACATTGTACTGGTCGCCATCTGCGTCCGTCTGCACGCTAGCAAAGCCCGTCGCCGACCCCGTGAAGATCTGGTCGCCATCGGCGTCCCCGAACAGAAACGTAACCGTCGCCCCGGACAGGTCGGGCAGGTTCCCGTCCTCGTCCTTGAGCAGCGCACGAATCGGGCGTGTATCGCCCTGCGTGGCCTCAAATATACTCTGTCCAGCCACCTCTTTACCTCCTGCGAGTGATAGGATGAGTGGGGCCTGCGTGAGCTCGGCTAGGAGCCTGCTCTCGCCGACCAGGGCCCCAAATGATGCGCCGGTCAGAACTGGAATGTCGCCTTCAGCAAACAACACGCGGGCGGCCCTGTCAAGCGTCGGAATGTCGCCCTCGGCGAAGAACACTCTGGCAGCCCTACCGCTGACGGGCACCTCGCCAGAAGCCCATGACACCCGGGCCCGCCTTGACTGTTTGGGCACATCGCCCTCGGACCAGTAGACCTGGGTATTCGCGATATCGAATTCGAGATCGCGCATTTCGTCCATGAGCGCCGCGTCAAGTGTGGCGCCATTCTCGGGTGCGGCCTCTTTGACGATCTTGACGGAGAGAAAACCAGCAAGCCCGTCCCTGTTCGCCCCCGTAGAGTTGAGGTCCAAGTGGGGCCAGTTGTCCGCCGGAAAACTAACACTAGCGTCTTGATCGCCCACCGAGACAGAGCCCCCGTTTATTCTGACCCCCACGATGGTCACGGCGTTGGGTCTCAATATGGTGACCGTCTCAACCAACGAGCCAATAGGAGTGTTGAGCGTCAAGAGTGAGTTGGCGCTGCCCCCGCCTTCGTTGACCATAAGTGCGCGGTATTTGTCTGGGACGTTGAAGATTAGCATAAATCTAGGGTTCCCACCCTCCGTACCCTGACCTATCTGCCAGAGACGACGTTGGTCACCTAGTTTGGCGACACCCTGCTCAATCCACGATGTATAAACAATCATAGCCTCTGGCGGACCACTGTCATATCGCAACCGCTCCACCTCTTGCGTCGCGGCGCTCGCGCCCGTCACGATGGGCACGCCGGGGAAAGGCTCGAGAACGTGTTGGGCATGGTAGATTTCAACGGAATCGGTGTTGTCGGACGTGCCCGTGGGGTAGATCCAGATGGAGCGCGTATTGCCCGAGTTGGCGGGCGTACCGGTCACAGAGAGTCGAACAAACCCGTTCCCAATGTCCTCGACGCCCGCGCGTGTGCTGGTGCCGACCCCGCTGTCTGTAATCGTTGGGTCGGCAAGGTCCCAGTTGTAGGACGCGCGAACGACCCAATCCCCGACAGTGTCGTCGCGGATGCCAAATACGATTGAGGTGGCGTCGACGTTGCGGACGATGATGCTGAGCGTCTCGGGCGCGGACGACAACGTGCCGACCACTTGGCGAACGTTTCGGTCGGTGGCCCCGCCCGCGTTGTCAGCCCGGAACCCGTTGACGAGCGTGCCGTCCGATTGTTCGAAGATCCCCGCCCGTGCTGTGAGCGTGATCTCGGCATTCTTGGTCCAGACCGCAGCGGTGAAGTCGTTCGAGTGGAGGATAATGTTCGTGTGCGCCACCGCCAGGGCCACGGTTTGACGAAAACGATTCTGTACGAGATCGAAGCCAGCCTGGAAATCCCTCGGAACGTCGTTTGCTAGCTCACGATACTTTGACGCCCCGTCAAGAACATAAGCCTTGCTTGCTCGGGTGAACGTGGCCCCGCTGCCGATGTTGGGCCCAATGCCATGTTCAGCGTCCATGAAGAACAGGATGTCATCGGGCTTGATGCCTGTGTTGACTAGCCCCGGGATGTTGGGATCACCATACTTGTGACTATCGCTACCCCGTAGCCCGGTTCCTGGTCTCAGCATCAGTGACTCCTACAGGCTGTAGCGCAAGTTGAAATAGTCGAACAGTTCTGTGATTTCCTCAGAGGTCAGGGTGCGTGAGTAGATGACCACCTCTGCGACATCGCCAGCCCAGGGGTTTGTGAATGACGTGTTGTTCTCATCAGACAGTCGAAGCTGGTTGCGTCCGGCAAACGCGTCATTGAACAGCGACCCTGTGTCCAGCTGCGATGTACCGTTCACGAAGAACTCTGTCGCCCCATCAACCCCACTGGTCACCCAGCCCAACTTGTGCCACACACCAGCATCTACATTGAGGCTACCGCCATCCCTTGAGAAGCCACCCGCCGAAAACACCGCCGGGTCCCGCTGGTGCTCGTGGCCGTATCCCATGAAGTTATCGACGCCACCCTCTCGAGCAACCACCAGCCGGAACCTATTGCTGGTGGAGCTTGGTTTTGCTATCACGAACACCGACGCGGCCAACGGGTCCGGTGAGACCCAGGGCGCTGCCACGCCGGCGTCCGAATTAACGAATCGGTTTGCCTCAGCAATAGACACGGCGTCCGTCCCGTTGGGACCATCGCCCCTGCGTATCACCGGGGCCCCAGCCTCCACGTCCATATGGAACAGATTGTCCGATCTGTCGATCCAGGCGTCCGTGCCCGTAACGCCAGTGTCGTCGGCGCCAACCAGGTCGTCCGCGCGGTACCACGCGTGTAGGTCGGGGATAGCACTGGGACCCGCAGGCGGAACCCCCAACACGCCCGCATTACCAATAACCGCTGTCAGCAGCTTGGTTGGCATTAAACTGTGTACCCTGTGATGACGCCCATGAAGTACAACGTAGACCCGTCCGAGTAGAACGATAGTAGATCAAACTTGTTGGCCGTAGTCGTGAGAACGGGCTCACCCAGGTCGCCAAAGTCGAAGTCCGTCCCGTCCCAAGTGATCAGGCGCGTGCCCGTTGAATCCTGGTTCACCCTGAACACTACAGCAGCCCCTGCTGGCGGAAAGTTCACAACATCCACCGTGCGATCTCCGGCCAGGGTCACCTCATTAACCCACTCGTCATTGAAGTCCAGGGAGATCGTGGCGCCGTCCACCAGCACCTTAACGCCCTGCATCTTACTGTGCATACGGTTCCAATCGCGGGCCTGGAACTCTGAGCCCGTTCCCTGGTAGTCAACTTCTATGGTTGTGCCAGCATCCGCGGGGGCGAAGATGATCTCGGACTGACCCTTCACCAGTGCGTACTCGCCAGCGGCGGGGTTGGACGCCACCTCAGTAAACGTCGGGGTGCCGCCTGAGCCTGTAACCGTGATTGCACCACCGGGGCTTGGTAGCTGGTTCAGGAACACCCTATCGGCAACGTCCTCGCCGATGACGTGTATCTCATCGGTGATCTGTTCCGCTGGTCTCGCGTCAATGAACGTGGTAAGTTGGGGCATCGGTTACACCTGTGTGGGCGTCCAACGAAGACGCAGGTTCGAGTAGTCGGTAATCGAGTCGATCTCGACCTGTGTGGGCGTCAGTGTGAACAGGGTTGGTGTTGACCCAATGTTCTGGTGTGTTACAGACGCAATAACCGTCGCACCCTCGAGCAGCTCCACCAACACGTCGATCTGCCCCCCGCCCGGAGAGTTCTTGGATAGGCGGTAGCTGAACGAGTGGTCCACGGATGACAGCGGGTCCTCGACAGACGTAAGCTTCACCTCGAGCGGCTCTGTACCGTCCGGTGCACTCGAGCTCTGCGTGAAATCGTTGTCGTCTGCAACGGCCTCGTCAATCTTGTCGAAATGCGTGTTCGGCGAGCTCGGCGTGGGGGTCCATCCGGCCACCGTCACATCAAGAACGGGTCTCAGCTTCTGCGACATTACCACACCTCTCTAATGTGTCCAACAGTGGCCGTGCGCTGGTTCCCCACGGCGGTTCTGAAGTCTGATCTCTCCCGGTCCCTCTCGCGCCTGAACTCAGACACGTTCACGCCAGGCCCAGTGCTCGAGTCGCGTGCCCGCTGCGCCATGTAGAAAGCGATGTCAGCCACGAGAGCCCCCTCAGCCAGGTCGGGCAGCCCCACCTCGGACGCCAGGTTGACGGGCTCGGTTGGGAGCTTCACGTATTCCACGACAACCTCTGTGAACCGTGTCTCCCATTGCTTCAAGTTGTGGATCAGGAATATCCTCTGACCGCGTAGAAACCCTGACGGCCACTTCTCGGGGGACACCCTGTGGGCGCTATCCAGCAGGGAAAAGTTCTCCAGTGCGCCATCCTTGCGAACAGCCCAGCTGTCCACTACGTAGTCAAGGCCCTCGAGCTCCTCTCCGTCCTCGAAATCGAACAGCGGCAACTCGAACACACACCTCTCTGGCTCGATGGCGTCCGGATTGACCTGCGTGATCTCCGTATGGAGCTTCTTCGAGGCCCTGTGGATGGCCTTGAGCAGCGGCCTATCCGGCGTCTCCCAGCGGTCGAACGCCGGGTGCATGCCTCTGGCCTGCTCAATGATCTCTCCCACGGTCACTGGCTAGTCCTCGTCCTCGCTGGGTGTGAAGTCTACCACCTCGTCGTCTGTCCGCTCAGGTTCTGTGTTCGTGAACGCGCTGTCTGAGTCCGTAGACTCCTTGGCTTTCGCGTTAACGGCCGACTTCGCCTTCTTGAGCTCTGACTTGGCCTTGTTTTCAATTACGGCATCACCAATAAAGATGGCCGCGTGGATGATTTCCTCGAGCGCCTCCACGCGTGCGCCCTCCTCTCTTGCCGACTCTGCGGCAAGAAGGTGGCGTGCAATCTTGGGGTTGTTCTCGAGCTTGGCCTTGACCGACTCGATAGTCAGGTCTGCGACCTGACTAGCCATCACGTTGACCGGATCTTCGCCCGTCACCAGGGGCCCGAACTTGATCCGTCCGCGCTCGGCCATTTCCTTTTCTTCCTCGAATTGGTCGTCTCCAATCACGAAGGGTCCAAAGTAACCCGCCCTAGGCATACCGCCTCCTATTTCTAAAGAAAGTGTTTGCGTCCACGCATGGCGTACGCCCACGCGTCCCTTGCTCTATAGGCCGCCTCATCCGCCAACTCGGCATCCCTTGCCGGGTCGTCGGGGTGCAGCATGGCCGCATTGAGGTTCGCCTCAAACTTCTCGTCCCTGTTCTTGCGATACACGAAATCTGCGACACGGAAGTCTTGCACAGCGTATCCGCTGTCAAACTCCCGATAGGTGTAGGTGTTGATGATGCGAAACCCCTGCAGCGCCGCCTGGGCCAATCTGTATTGACCGGGGCGGCGCTCGTCTAGGGGCTTGGCCGACTCCTGCGCCATAATCTTCTTGGCACGCAGACGTCGTTGCATCGTCGAGGGGGACCATGAACCCAGCGCCCACTGACCACCCTCCAGGTACACGATCTCGGCGTGCGGCTCGATGTGTCTGACGGCCTCGAGCCAGGCATCCGGCGCCTGTGCATTTCCTGAGACGTGTACGTTGCGATACACGCTAGACAGCGACAAGCGTGAGAGTCGTAGTACCGTCTGACGCCTGGGCGACCTCAGCCTTGTGTGTGGGCTCTTGCGGTGTGGCTACCGTCAACGCATCGCCGATCTGTGTGGCACGGTTGTCGGCTGCCGTGCCGACAGCTTCTCCCTGAATGGCCACCAGGGCCTGAATCAAGGCCTGGACAAGCGCCTCGCCTTCCAGGTTGGTGCCCAGTGGATGTCTCTCTGCCATCTGCTACTCCTTCTGAAATGTGATGTGGGGCCCCGAAGGGCCCCAATCACTCTGCGCTAGCCTACGCCTGCGCCAGGTTGCGGATCACGACGTTCTTGCGCGGGTTGAGGCACGCCGTCTGCAGCCTGATGTAACCAACCGCGAAGAAAGCGTCCTTCATGCCCGTGCCGTCACCGACACGATTCCAGATGGAACCCGTTCTGTCGTCCCACTTCCAACCGACGTTGTGGAAACGCTTAAAGGTGTCCGGGCTCAACAGGAAGGTGATCTGGGGAGGGAGCTTGCGCGACGCACGAAGCGTCAAGCTTCTGTCGCCAAGGTGGATTCGAAGCCCCTTGTTGTTCAAGCCGCCATCGAACGTACCACGGGGGTCGTTGATCGAACGGTCAGACTTAAGGTCCTTCCAATACAGCCTCAACTGGTCACGCGAGCTCAGTACGATGCTAGGCAACCCCGCGCCCTTCTCGAACACCGCGTCGTCCGCAGCAACAAGAATGTCCTCGACCAAACCGCCGGCGGCGCTCTGAGCGTCATGGACAACCGCCTGCCACTTACGGTACGTGCCACGGTTGATATTCTGGAAGGTCTGCAGGATCGAGCCGTCGTCCACCATGCCGAGCAGCCCCATGACTTCACGGTCCTCACCACCGGCCGTCTGAGACGAGGCCACGTTGGTGTCACCCATGAAGATGAAGTCGTCGTCCACGACGCCCGTAGGCAGCGCATCCAGTGTCAGGATGTTGCCATCAGGGTTCACGTCGAGGATCTTTGCCATGCCCGCACGGAGGCCGGAACCATCAGCATTCGGTCCGAATCTGACAGTCTCGTTCTCCTGGAACAGCGTCCACGCCTTGGTGTACCCGGCGATACCGAACGCGCTGTCGATGCCAATCGTGGCATCGGGTGACGCATCGTTCACGCGGGCAACCACACCGGCGCCGTAGCCCAAAAGCATACGGTCCAGCTCGTTGTTCACAAGCTCCACGAGCAGAGGCATCGCCCTGCTGGCATAGTTCATGAACGCACCCTCAGCAGACTTCACCGTGTCCATCACGTCGCCAGTCATTTCGAGCACGCCCTGAACCTTTCTCAGGTTAATGCGCGAGTTGACGACCGTGGGACCCTGCGGGATGGGGATGTACTCGCCTTCAGCGCGAGATCCGACACCCGCCGGCAGGTGGAACAGCTGGGCAGACTCGATGTATCTACCACCCGTTGTCTCGTCTACCTTGACGTTGGCGTCCTGCGTGAAGATGTCGAACGTCTCTGTGTCTACCACGAAGCTCTCCGTGATGGAATCCTCGAAGATGATCTTCATGGCTTCGTCCATGTCCTGTGTCTGCGTCGTCACTCCGAACAGCGGGAATGCGCCGAGAGCGAAAAGCTCCGGCACACCAGCAAGAACGAGGAGTGCGCCGACCGCAAGACCAAGGACAACCTTCGTCCACTTGGTCATGTTGTTGTTCTCCTTCTAGCGTCTACCGGGCGCCAAAGATTCCCTTCTCTCGTGCCCACTTGAGACGCTCTGAAACGGTCTGTCCTTTCGGCGGCTTAATACCAGTTGACGACTTGGCGCCAGCACCTGCCGGCGCGGCTGCGACAACCTTCTTCCGCTTCTTGGACTTAGCGGCTACTTTCTCCTGCCCCTCCTTGGCGTCTTCCAGGGTGGCGGTCTTCGACCGGGACCCCTTCTTCGCGTCTGAGGCTCCGTCCTCGCTCTCGTCCCCGGCTGCGTCCTCGGCCTTGTCTAGACCGTAGCGACGGAGGCGGTCCCTGAGCAGTTCTGGAACGGCTTGCTCTGTAACCTGGTCAGCACCATGCTTGTTGGCGACATATTCCAGGTACTGCATCGAATCCCTGAAGAATGCGTCGGCGTCTTCCTCCGGGGCATTCCCAGGAATCAGCTGGTTGACGGCCTGAATGACTCTGGCCGCCTGAGCTTCTGCGGCACGAATCTCGGACTGCCGCTGGTAAAGCTCCTGTTGTCTCTCAAGGCGTAAAGCCTTCGCTTCAGCCTGCGCTTTTTGGAACGTGGCCGGGTTCGTATCGAAATCTAGCAGTTCTTCTGAAACCTTCTCGCGTAGCTCGGGCTCGTTCAGCAACACCTCGCGAACGAGCGCCTCCTTGGTCTGAGGGTTCGCGTTGTCGATGAACAGCCCCACGGGGTCCGTCTGAACACGGGTAACGAATTCCTCGACCTCAACTTGCTGCTCTCTCAATGAACCAAGCTGCCTATTGTACTCCTCGCGTCTTAGCCCGTTGTTTTTGAGCATCCGAACGATCTGCTCATCTTCCGGGTGAACGCGAACCCTGGAGGTTTCGCCCTCGCGTCGGCCAGGTGTTTCCACTTCGACAAACTCAAGCTTGGAAACATCCCCTACGTCATCTTCTTCAACATCTGACTCTTCGCCCTCCTCAGCTTCAACCTCAGCCTCGGATTCCTCTCCACCTTCCCCAACTTCCGCTCCATCGTCCTCACCCTCCGCTCCAGCCTCAGCACCCTCCCCTTCATCCGACACAACTTCTCCAGACTCATCATCGTCTGTAATTGTACCTTCGGTGCCCTCGTCTGTTGCGTCGGGGTCCTCGACATCTGGTTCCTCCCTGGCCCCCGTGAACTCCAAGCCATTCTCGCTCATTTCACGAATAGCCTTGGCGATCGGAGACTCTTGAACCTGCTGGTTCGGACGGGACTCGGTGGCGGCATCATTGCCGTCAAGCGAGTCGGTCTTTACCTCAGCCATTATTTTTCTCCCTTATCGTGGTTGGTTGTGTCACCTCTCACTGATTACTGAAACTCGGGGGGTGGTCCCTGTCCGGCCGTGACTGGCCCCACGGCCCCACCCGGACCACCAGGGCCCCGAATGGGTTGTCCGTCCGTCCCGATCGGCTGTTCGCCAGCCACAGCCTGTAGCTCAGGCAGCCCGGACTGTTGCGCGGCCTCCAGTTGTGTAACTTGTGCCCGTGTCTGGGCGCCCGCCTGCTCGGCCGCGATATCCAACAGCTGCGCCTGGCGGGCCTGTGTCAGCTTCTCGTAGAAGATGACGAACTCGTTGCGTACCTCTTGGTCGAACTCCAACCACTCCCGCCCAGTCATGAAGTGCGCAAACTCCTCGATCCACACCTGATAGTCGTACCACGGGAACAGGTCCCACTGGTCGGCCTGATCACCCTGGGCAAGCCTGCCCATGATAAAGCGGGCGGTCTCCGAGTTCTGACCACCCGTCATGAACGCGGCATCCAGGTGGGGGAAGTTGGCATTCTGGGCAAACTTGCGCTTTGCGGCTGGGTCCTCCGGATTACCGAACAGCCCCATTGTGAACAGGCGCTCCATACGTTCCTGTCGTTCGAAACGGCTCTCGGGCAGCATGGACTCGAGGTCCGGCTTCACATGAACCTGACCCTCGAACATTTCCGGTGTTACTGTGAGTGTTCGCAACACGTTGTCCTGGCCGACCCAATGGATGATCTTCTCTTGGTCCCAGAGCACCGACAACGACGCGATCACGGACTCCCACAGGCGGCCAGACTCCTCAGCTGCTTGACGCAAGGGGGCGCCAAGGTAACGGTCGGAGTTGAAGCGAAGCTCGCGAATGAGGGCGCCCGAGTTGTCGTCGGGTTGAGGGATTCTACCTGTTGCCCCGGCGATGTTACCGAGATCCTCGATCTCCCTGGCCAGGAGCGTGAGGATTCTATATGGGTCCTCTGACAGTCTAGGCGGACTCGTGTACTCGAGAGCGGGCACACCGGGCCTGCGCGTCACCTTGAGGACCTGGCCGGGCTCGTTCGTGATCTGCCCGTCCCTGATACCAGACGTTGAGTCCACGATCGCGATAGGGTTGGTCACCAGGTTGTTATGCTCGAGTATCTGGGCCCACACACGGTTGTAAAGTCTCTGTAGTGGGTTCAGGAACTCGAGCGGGCTGGTGCCGTGCGGCCTACCCGGTGTGACCATGAAGTCGAACGCATGGATCGGGCTGGTGTAGGGGAATGGCGCGGGGCGAGTATCGTCGAACAACACCTCGCCCTGCTCGACGGCGACAATCAGCAACCTGCCGCCTGGGTCGTCATCGGTGCGGGCCGGCGTATTATGAGCACCAGGGCGAACCCATAGCTCCCTGATCCTCAGCAAGCCCTCGGGGGCACCGTGGGGGTGGCCGAAGATCTCGGCGCCGCCACGTTGCGTGTCCGCCGATCCGAAGAACCCGGACCCGCGCAACATGCGTTCCATTTCCCCTACTGACTGCGTGTCAATTCCCGCATCAGCCTCGAGCTTGACGCCCCAGAGCTCCTCAACCTGCTGTGGTGTGAGGAAGGTCTCGTGGCAGTGCCATGACTTACGGTGCCACGGTGTGCCATGGCCCCATTCGCCCCGGCACTCGAGCGGCCCCAGCACATCCATCGCCAGCCCGCCTTCGTGCTCTTTCCACGCCTCACCCGTGATTTCCACCTCACCCGTCTCCGGGTTCATGCTGACCTGGGGCCGCATCTGGCCCTGCTCATCAGGCGCGAACGGGACATCAGCCAACTGCCCCGTCTCCGGGTCAATCAGTGGGCGCTCCTCACCGGTGGTCGGGTCAACCAGCGCGGCAGGGCCAAAGTACTCATCCACGTCACCCTTCGACGGGTCCACGCGGAGCTTGATATAAGCCCTGCCGCCGGTGTACTCCCAGGCGAACATGTTATTGAACACGTCCACCATGCCAAGCTCGTCCCATAGCGACTTCGACAGGATGTCCATGGTCGCCGCGAGGTCGATCGAGGTCTTGTCGCTGTTGGCCGGCTGAAACCCGATCACCGGGGGGTTCTCGGTCATACGCGCGTGGTTGAGCACGTATGTGTAGAACAGGCGGTTAACCACGGGTCGCTGCGCGAACCGTTTGCCTGCCTTGCTCAGATGTTCGTTGATATCGACGAAGCGATGTGTGCGCGGATGCCAGACCGACCACTGCTTGCCAACCAGCATCCGAACATTCTCTTCGACCTGTCGATCGCGCTCATGTAGTGCAGAGTCCTGAGACGACCACAGGTCGTCTACGTATTGCACCCGCCCGGAGTCCTGCTCATCCGGCTGGTTGTCCTGCCGAATGGGCGGAAACTCACGAATCTCTCTCGGCATGTATTAACCCTTTTGATGGATGCAGACGTGCCCATGGAAGGTACGAGAACGTACAATCTAACAAGATTCGGCCTAAGTTGCAAGGCGTATGCCAGAGCGGGCGCGGCAGGCTGAGCCCGCTACCGGGGAGGCGCCGGTCGATCTCGCGCCCGTCTGGCTGGGGCCTCACTCGAGCACTCGCGAGAGGCTTAGATCACAACAATGGTCCAGGTTCCGCCCTCTGTCTCTGCCTCCCACTTATCATCTTCGACCTGCAGAAACCTTGGCATGAAGGTGTATTCGTCCTCGAAACCCACCATGAAATTGAGTCCATTGACTTCGTGGACGAACTGTTCAGCGGCTTCAAAGGTGTCATAATGTCCCGTAACCTCACCGTCGAACATTAGAATGAAGCTTTCACCGTTCATACTGACGCCTTCCCGTCGAGCCCTGCCGCAAGAATAGCCCGGGCCTCTTCAAGTGCCTCGTCGGCTTCCATTGGTTGACCCTGCTGAGCTGCGATGGCTTGCAGGTCCTCGGTGATGATGGGCAGGAGTTCCTCTTCGAGCTCGGTGTCACGAGTATGCAGTTGGTCCACTGTGGTTTCACCAACCTCCGCCGGCGTTGTGCCCACAGGACTATGAGGGGACGGCATCGTGTCCCTGCCTGCCTGAAATATCTCCGCAAGCTCTACGGGACCGAGGCGACGAGACGATAAGTACATCCCCCACCCCAGACCTGCGGCCAATGCGAGCATGGCCAAGGCGACCACAAGAACCGTCATGGCCATGCCCTCACGCCCTCGTACAGCAGAGCCACGCCCAGCCTGACCTTAACCACGGGCCACGAGTTCCACACGGCACGCAGGGCTCTACGATACCACTTGTTATATCTCACGGCCTCCTTGTAGGCCTCGAGATAGTACGGCAGCCTCGTGAGCGCCCAGGCGTGCAGCCTGTCGGGGGTGATGATCCCTTCGCGGTAGTCGTGCTTGATCGGGCCCGGCTTCGTCTTGGCCGGCAGGCTGCCCGGGTCTTGGGGCTTCGCCAGTCGATTACGTGACACTAGGTCACCTCCGGCACGACGCCATCGTCCTCATGCGCTAGTTCCGAGTTGCCATGACTGGACAAGCGCCCCGCCAGCGCAGCCTCAAGCAGGGTCATGTAGTCAGTAGATGCGGCAGCATAACTGGTTTCCTCCGCAGCATGCCCGAATACCTCTCGCACATTGCTGGTGAACTCGTTCAATTGCGTCCGTGCCGCCATCGCCATGCTGAGCAACTGTCTCACCTGATCCTTTTCCGCCATGTCCCCTCCTCGTTGAGTGTGAGGCGACAAAGTACTACATCGTACCAACTCATGCAACCCCGCTAGAAAAAGGCTCCGAACTCGGGGTGTGTCGGCCTGTCATCTTCATCCCCAACCACGGGCAAGCCGCGCTGCGACTTCTCGTAGTAGTTGTAGAGGGCCTCTTCTGAGAAGGCCCGTAGGGGCTGCTCGTCCTTCTCTTCCGGCGTCAACGGTCGGCTGGCCAGGGCGTAGCGGGTCTCATCGAACATGTCGTCGCCGCCGGCTCCGCTCTCGTCGGCGTTCAGCTTAGCTGGCCGCTCCGGATGCCTTTCATCGCGTGGCAGGGTCGCGCACTGGTCGTAACACTCACGGTTCCCGCTGGTGTTAAACCACTGGAAGCGTGGGCGCCAGCGGTTGCCGGCGCCGTCTTGCCACTGCACATACGCACGGAAGTTGTTGAGGCCCTGGATTCTGCTCTGGTTGGCACGGCGGAGTATCCACCCGGCGTTGCCAAGGTGTTCAGCAATTGTGGGCGCGTTTTCCTCACGGGCGCTATGCTGGGCAAAGGTTTCGGTGTCGGCCACAATGTAGTCGAGGGTGGACACCCTGATGTTCCAATGGTGCTTGAAGTGTTCCTCGACCTCGCGCACGATGTCGCGCGGCTGCATCTGCCGCCCGGTTACCGTGTCCACCTTCACCACATACCCGTCCACATTGGCCGCGTACACACCGAAGCTGAACGGGTGGTGGTAGCCCCAATCGAAGCTGCCGAACAGGCGCCAACGGCCGTCCGTCAGGCTAAACGGGTCAATCAGGTGGATGGACTCCTCGAGCTCATCCAGGGCAAGGCCGCTGCCGGCCTCCCAGTTCCCGTACAGCAGCTGCTCTCGCTCGAGTTCGGGCAAGAGTAGCAGCTTCTTCACATACATAGGGTCGTTGTCCACGAGGTGAGGGTTGTCCGTGGCGAACGATTGCACAAACGCCCGTGTCATACCCGTTTCCTGGTCGGTATATATGTACCCGTCAGGGTGGCACTTGCTGATGAACCGCTTCTTCACCCAGGGGTGGCCGGGGCCACCAGGGTTGCCGGTCGCACGCATGATGGGCTCGATCCCGGGGTCGATGCAACGGTTCCAAGCCATCAGTTTCAGCCACCAACGCTCCTCTGGGATCTGGCCGAGCTCATCCCACCCGATAAACGCGAACTGACGTCCCTGGTAACGCATGATGTCGTTGTAGTTGTCGCAGTATCCGAACTCGATGTAGCTCTTGCTGGGGAACTTCCAACGTTTTTCTTCGGCGTGGAACTTGGCCCCAAGGTGAGGATAGATTTCGTGGGCCCGGTCCATGATCTCCTTGAGGTGGGGGAACTCTCGTCGCAGGATCAGAGCAGCATACTTCCGCCTGTCCACATAGCGTGTGGCCGCCATGAGTAGGGCGTCAGACTTGCCTCCGCCAGCCGCGCCACCAAAGAAAGCCTCGTATGCGGGATTGGCCAACCACAGCGCCTGACGCCCTGTGGGTTCCCACAACACCTTCTGGTCCTGTTTCTGTATCATATATACTATCTACCCGTATGCATGAAGTCTGGGGTCCCCACGCATGGATCGCCCACAAGGATGTCCTCGTCCGCGAACTCACCACCTCGCTGGATCAACAACCCCCGAGGCATATCGCTACTCATCTTCACGTAGTACTGGATTGTCGTATCGAGCAAGGCGGGCTCCCCGAACAGGACCCGGGCGGTGTCGGGGTGACACAGGATCAACATGACTTGTTCCATCGGCCGAGCTCCTGTTGGAGGGGGTCCGGCCCGACGCCACAATGTGCCCCTGACGAGCAGAAACGGCCCTCTGAGGCGAAATTATCTCTTGTGAGGGGTAGGGGTAGGGTGTGGCGTTTTGAGGCCATTAAAACGTCTTAGAATGGCTTATTTTGAGTCTCTGAAAGGACAAAGCCTGCGGAAACACATGCCACCAAAACACTTACAGCCGTCTGGGCGGTCCGGCCGGTTCGACCTCTCGCTGGCGCTCGAGCGTTTCCTACCCTCGCTACCCTGTGGGCTACCTGGGCGCGAATGTTCAACCACCAACATGTGGCCGATGGGTACCGAGGGCCGGCCTGGACGGGGGTCGGCCTTCTCGAGTACTGCGATGGCTGCGGCAACGGCCTCGTTGTGGGCGCGAATGATGGCCGCGCCTCGAGAGCTCACGCGCCGTTTAGTCATCCTCCACCTCGGCAAGACCGATCTCCTTCAGCTGAGGCAGACGGGCCGCGTCTCCGCGCTCCGCACCCGAACCACGCATGAACTGCTCCACGTTGCCCACCGGGGGCAACAGCACCACTGCGTGTTGGTGACGCACCTCCATCTGGTCCTTGCGGCCAAACTCGTCAGGATCTACCCTGGCGAGATACTCGGCTGCGGCACGCCAGTCGTCGTCGAACCCGCGGCGCCACGACTGCACAGCGTCTAGCTTCGTGTAGGCCGTGGCCCGGTTGATTAGGCGCGTGGCAAGGACTCTCTCGGCGTCATTCCTCGAGATCACGCCGGCTTCCGCGTACTCCCGCACCGAGTCGTGGCTCTCGGATGACTCCCTGATGACGTCCATGGCATCATCTGCGACTGCACGCCAGTCGTAAATCGAACGCCTGCTCATACCCGCAAAGTCCGCAGCCAGCCTGTGAGGCGCCCCCACTAGCATAGCGAGCACCAGCCGGCGCACCGTGGTGCGATCCCAACCGCCCACGTTACCCGCGCCCGCTGTGCGCTTGCGTAGCTGATCGCGGGTAGGTAGCTGGGACAACATCTGCTCAATGTCCGGTGGTAGGGCGATCTCACGGGTATCGCCCACTTCGGCAAGGTCCAGGCTGTTCAGGCGCTCGAGCATGTGCCTCGGGCGCTCATTCGTTGCGGCCACCAACTCCTTGGACTCTGACATGGCCCACAATATACACGCCGTCGCACCAGGGGTGCAAGTGTTACCAATTGTGTAAGATAATGGGGGCGGGTGAGTGACTCCGTTCAATGGGGCCCCAGGCGCGTACGGACTTGGTGGACCGCTTCCTTGCCCCCCCCGCCTGCGCACAAGGGGGGAAGCGACATCACCGGTGCTACCCCGGACCTGCGCTACATCTACATGCGTTCCCGCCGTCGCGCCCGGGTGGCGCCATCGCCTCGCGCTACGCCGGCATCCCACCGTAGCACCTGTTTGGCCACCACGACGCGACAATGGAGGCCTCGCCAAGGGGAAGCTCCCTCGCGTACGCGACCGAAGGCGCACCAGGGGAGTACGTCTAGGGCTCCCTCGCCGTCGCCCGATCCCATCATGCACGTCAACATCAGGCTACAACATGGGCCTTATCGCCTTCGCATATCATAGGCGACCCTGTTGCCACCCTGTTGCTACCTTTACAACGGGAGGCGTTTCGTAACGGGCGTTAGCATACTATATATGGTAGCGAAGGGGCGAGCCGTCCTGTATCTAGTGTTGACAAGCGATTGCCATTCCAGCTAGACTCGAAGGGCGAGATAAACGACGACCCTAGCAGGGAGCAAGAAAAATGGACGTACAAGGGATCAGGGACAGTTTGGCCATTCTGGCCAATAGCGCCCGTCGCCACACTTCGCCCCGCAGCCACTCCTACGTGATGGCGGAATGGTGCCTTGGGAGATTCGAGGGGGCGCAACACTTGGTGATAGCGCATGTAGCCCACCGGGACACTTTCGAACAGGCGCGTAGGGTTGAGCGCCTTCTCAATCGTAGACTCGCCAGAGTGCACCCGCACCTGAAGTAGTGGAGGTAGTAGTGAGCGCAAGCCTGAAACTTTCCCCTGCGTTGTTGCGGGCGCTGTACGACCTGCTCAAGTACGGCCCATTCGCGGAGCCGGAGTCTTTCGACCGAGCGGAGAAACTGGAAGATTTACTACGCTCCGCCGCCGCCAAAGCAAACATCACACTAGAAGGCGAACAGGAGGAGAGCGCACAATGATACTCGACGCAACAGCTGTGATAATGGACGCCTTGAAACTGCGGCGCCGGCTAGAGCGCGGCAACAAGCCCACGGAAGCCGTCGAGGCCCTGATGACCCCGTTGGAGTACATCCATGGTGTCACTGGCGACCTACTCGACGACATCGCCCGCTTGACGGACGACAGCTAGCCCGCATCACTCGACGCCTGTTAGGGCGCGGCGCTACCATAGGTCGCGCCCCACACCAATGAAAGGGGCGCACAATGGACGCAATCAGGTACCGGATTTACACAGAGGATATCCAAGGTACAGAGGATATCGCCGCCCAACACTTCAGCGCATTTACCATCATGAAGACTCGAGGATACTTTAGGGGCGAGCCGGAGCACTCGATCATCATAGAGATTGTCGGTTGCGTTGCGGATCGTCCCCTAGTCAACAAGGTCGCGAGGATCATCAGAGAACAGAATGAACAGCGCCTAGTGCTGGTGACGAGTGACAACGTTGACTTGAGCCTAATCGAAAGGTAGGGCGCTATGTCTAGCCTGTTGCTGTTCCTGTTCATCATGTACGTCATCCATTCGTTCCTGGAGGCGCTATAATGTTCTGGAACAGGGTCTTCGACCTGTT